TGCGCGAAGGTGCAACGGTGGTCTAGTGAGAGAGTGTCTAAAATTGAGACACCCCCCTCCCCCCAAGTTTCTTTCGCAGTCCAGCAATCTCTTCTTTGGGTTCTGTATTCCTTCTATTCTCCCCTTGCTGTCTTGCTGTCGTGGCACCGCCTGCATAGACCCTGCCAGTTCGATGTGTCCCAGAACAGTGCCTTGTTTCCGCGATGTGGAATTATGTGATCCACACAGGTTGCTGGTACTAGGCGACCACTATGCTCGGCAAATGGATCTGTACACAGTGGGTTGTCTGCCAAGTACTGCTTGCTTGCCGCCTGCCATGCTGCGTTATAACCGCGCTCTGCAGCTGTGCCTCTGCGCTGGTCATACTGCTGCTGGCGTCTCTGAGCGTGCTTGGTACAGTAGCCCCTGACTACCAGCTCTGCGCAGCCGGGATACCTACACGGACGTACCGGCATGCTCCTTATACCAGTACACCGTGTTCTCTAGACCCATCGGCAGGCTGTAGTGACAGTGCCAGTCGAGCTGCTGTCTTATCAGGCCGGTGTCTATGGCGTACCGCCTGTCGTGTCCCGGTCTGTCCGCTACTTGGGTCAGTAGAGAGACGGGCTTGCCGAGCAGCCGTAAGACCTCTCTCAGAATCAGAATGTTGGGAGTGGCGTACTCTGCTCCGATGTGGTAGGTAGCCCCACTGGTTCCACGTTCGAGGACCGCCAAAATGGCCTCACAATTGTCGTCTACATAGATCCAGTCGCGCTGCTGTAGTCCGTCGCCATAGACCGGAACCGGCTTGTCTTGCAGTGCATTGGTTATGGCTAATGGGATCAGCTTCTCTTTGTACTGGCAGGGTCCGTAGTTGTTGCTGGAGCGGGTAATCACCACGTTCATCCCGTGTGTGTGTCCTGCTGCACGCACAAGATGTTCTCCTGCCGCCTTACTAGCCGCGTATGGATTGTTGGGTGATAGCGCATCACTCTCGGAAAATAGATCTGGTACTGGGATACTGCCGCCCACTTCATCCGTGGAAACGTAGAGGAAGCGCTTGACGCCTTTTTCTCTTGCCGCGTCCAGTAACACCTGCGTACCGAGCACGTTTGTTCTTATGAACTCGGAAGCGCCTGCTATACTACGGTCTACGTGGGACTCTGCCGCAAAATGGACTATGGCGTCGCAATCCCGTGGGAGAGCCTCACGCACCGCGTCCGTGTCGCAAATGTCGCCCTGCACGAAGGTGTAGTTCGGTAGATCCGCCACGCTGGCGACGTTCTCGAGGCTGGCGGCATAGGTCAGTTTGTCGAAGTTCGTAACTTTCCAGCCGTCCTTTGCTGCGGTCATGCGAACGAAGCATGATCCAATAAAGCCTGCTCCGCCTGTAACGAAGATGTTCATTTCCGCCAACCGACCAACAGTAGGAGTGCCGCGCCTACCAGAAACGCGCACATGAGAAGTAGCGCTTTGATCTGAATGAGATTACTTGCTGTCATCTCGCTCCAGTACCTCAGCCATCACTATGGCCGCCCATACCTCTTAACGAACTGGTAGCTGGCAGAGGTAACCGTGTCCTTCCTCGCGCTCAAGCCCGTCATGTTCAATGATTTCCCAATCTATACCGTCTGGTATTTTTTCCACGTAGATGCAAACCAGAATTCCGCATTCCCGAGCTACCCGTATCTCCTCCAATGTGCCCTTCGAGGACATCCATCCATTGACCAAAACGACCAGATCCGCGCACTTAAGCCACTCGATGTCCCCTTCCAGCCAGACGTTATCGGGGCACGCACCGCCTAAGAACGCGGCGTTCATGTGTGGGCAGAACACCGCATATCCCATCTGCCAGAGCGCTACCGCTATAGCCTCAGCGTTGCGGATATTCTGTTTGACTTCGTACTCAGACTCGCCGCGATACGGTCCGGATACGTACGCTTTCTTCATGGCCTCGTAAACACTACGCGCTCAAGCCCGTCATGTTCAATGATTTCCCAATCTGTTCCGTCTGGTATTTCTTCCACGCTCAAATCTGCTAGCGGCCCTGACGCTATGTCGCTACCCAGCACCTCTAGAACTTCTACCAAATCAGGGTCATTTCTGGGTATCTTCTTCTCGTCAAGCCATGGAGGTGCCCCGGAAAAGAACCGCCCGTGCCGGATCTCCCTGCCCTTAGCCTTGGCATAAGCCCAGATAGCCTCCCCAGCTAGGCCGAAGCCGCCGTAGCACTGGTTTATCACGAGCTTCATCTACTTATGGCCTCTCGGATCGCCTGCCCCATCTCCTGCGGAGAACTACACTCTCCCATCTGGAATGGCACGTCCTTCGTCAAAGCTGCAGCCGCTTGTGTCAACATCTTGAGACTGAGGCAATCCCCGCAGACATTCCATTGCAGCTCTGTTGCGTTGTACGTCAGAGAGGCCTTGTACAGGGGGCCGCAAATCGCTCCTTTACAGATATTGCAGTGCTCCATGATGTTTTTCGCTAGACCAGTCAGCCATCCCCAGCCACCTATCTCCCGATGTACCTAATCACCTCTTGCAGTGCCCAGTACTCTGGGTTGAGTAATAGGGTGGGCAGCATATAGGCATAGAGTATCGCAGCAAACAGACAAGGTACACCAACTGCCCAGCAGGCAGCAGTCACCACGCCTGCGTCACCGTTATCGTCCCTCTTCCAATCGGTTGCTCTGTAGATGTGTCTACCCACGACTGCGCACGCACCCACCATGAGTAGGAACAGGATTGTGGTTGCTATAGACGTAATCGCTTCTACCTTCGCCTGCTTTATCAGCACGCCCCACAAGTACTCCGTCGTTGTGCCCAGTTTTACTGCTAAAGCGTCAAGCCTTGCTAGCAGTTCTTCCTTCACTTTCCCCCTTTAGAATGGAATTTCCGCATCATCGGTCAGTGGTTCCAACAAGGTCGTCGGAACCCTGCTATCTTCCAGTTCGGTCTCTTCTCGCCCACCCAGCAGAATAACCGTGTCCGCAATCACCTCTGTGACGTAGACTTTGCGTTTTTCCGCGTTCTCATAGTGCCTCGTGCGCAATCGCCCCTCTACGTACACCGTTTGGCCCTTTTTTAGGTATTCGGCGAGCTTCTCGTGCCGCCAAAGGACTACATCGTGCCAATCCGTCTCTTCTTTCCACTGGTCGGTTGATTTGTCCTTCCAGCGACGAGATGTGGCGATAGAGAAGGTAGTTACGGCGGTTCCGCTTGCCGTGAACTTGGTATCAGCGTCTCTGCCGAGATTGCCGATCAGGATTACCTTGTTTACGCTACGTGATGCCATTTTGAATCATAACTCCCGACAGATGTACAAGATGTCCTGCAACTGTGCGGATGGTTTCGCTGTGAACAGCATGTTGCCACCCTCGACGGGATCAATCCGTAGCTTCACGAACTCGTTAAGGTGGTCGCTCATTGCCCGGAGTCGCCTGACAACTAGATAAGGGAGATCAGCAGGGGACTCCAGTAGGCGGAACAGCCTCTCCATAGCGTCCTGAAAAGGAGTTATGTCAGCCGATATCGTTACCGTTGCTAAGTTTACGCTCATTTACTCCTCTGCCATCCATCGCCGTGAGGCGTATGGATCATCGCCTCGTGCTCCGCTTTCGTGCCGTTTTCGCCTGCGGGCGTGACCGTGCGCCCGTAAATAGACACGCCCGCATGTATGCAGAACGTTGCTAGTTTGGTGGCTCCCTCGGGGTCGCCTTCGTTGTTCCAGTAGCAATTCCGCAACGTCCGCAGTACTAGCTTATGATCCATCCCGTGATCGGCCCACCACGTCTTGTTCGTCGGACCGTCTAGAGCATCTTTCCCTGTGCGGTGATGCTCTGCGCACAATGGCACCGCATCGAAGTCGCTGGCCTTCGTTCCCATCCCGTGAGGGCCGGTATGCGCCGCCTCTGCCTTCCCACCACATACTAGGCACGGTAGGGTCCGTATATACGCCAGATACGCCCCTGAACGTGGGGGTCGCTTGCTGGCAGCTACCTGTCGGGATAGTTTTTCGTTCGGCAATCAGCGATCACCTGCAGGAAGATCGGCCTCGCACTCTCCGGCGCGTAATTCCATCCGCCGCGAGATCCATCCAGCCGGGTTAAGTCCCATACACGGACACCATCGCTCATGCGCTCGCTGTAACTGTATTTCTTTCCTGTCGGTGGGCGGGTGAGCGGTTTCGGGTCGCCTTGGCGTAGTTTCAGAATGGCACGTCGAGGTATCCCCGTGCTGCCCTTCACCACAAAGACTCGATCCGCCAAAATCAGCTTCTTTAGTCGATGTGGTGAACATTGATCTACGCATTGTCCTTCTGCACTGTAGAGCGGAACTCCCTTGCTTATATGCAGTTCTCCTGTTCAGCTTCTGCGAGGCACTGTCTTAGCGACCGCCCCGGCGGTCCATAGGGATATTCCAGCTACCTACCGTTGTCCCGGTAAGTGCATCTCAAGAGGTGCTGCACGGTGCCCGTCCTGTGCATGGCAGCATAGGCGCAATATCGGTCCCCTGCTACTTCGGCTGTCGTCATCACCTTAGAACTCAGCATCGGCACCCATTCGCCCTTATTATCAGTTTGACTCGCCACCAGCAGATCTACATTCCGTAGGTGCTCTTCTTCTGCCCCACATGCCCAACACTGAGTTATCAGCCCCGGCTTGTTTGGATCTGGCTCGTATTGCTCACCGCATTTGCAAAGCACGTCTTATCCCTACAACCCATAAGTAGAAGTGGGATGAGGAATTTAACAAATCAATTTTGCTAGTTTCTGTTTTGCCGCCTCTAGCCATTGGCAGACGCATTGCTGAGTGACCTTCAACTCTGCCGCCGCCTCTTCCTGCGTGTAGCCATCTATCTCACAGAGGATAAACGCTGATCGGTGGGCCGAGGGCAATTGTTCTAGCGACACAAGTATCGTCATGCCGTCTACCAGCCGCCTCTCTTCCCGGTCATACTGCTGCTGGGGGTCAGGCAGAGTCTCACAGCAGTTCCGACTTGTCCAGTGTCGCCTGTCCTCGTAGACATAGCTCAGCATAAAGGACTTAGCATTTCTGAGGACATGAAACGGGTCGGTGTCGCCGCGCTCAAGGTTTCGCGCCAGCGAGTAGTAGCCCACAGACACCAGCTCGTCGTATTCGATGGGAGGACGCTGACCAGCCAAGATCATCCGCTTGGCTATGCGCCGTATAGAAGGAAGGAACTTCTCGGCTAACTCTGATCGTTCGTCGTCGGTGATTAGTCTACCCCCTCGACAGTTTTGGTTATTGCTCACTGCGGACGCAGTTATGGCGGGGGTTGCTGCGAGGTCGATCCCGTGGACTACTTCTTTGCCTTCTTCGCAGCGGCCCAACGCCGCTTCTGGGCCGCGCTGATCTTCGCTCTCGCAGCCTTGGACAGCGTGCGGGCCTTCGGTGATACCGTAGTGATCCCCTTTTCCGCCACGGGGCGCTTGTAGTTCAGCTTTGCGCGTATCTCGGCCTCTTGTGCGTCCAGGGCCGTCCGCTGGGAGGCGATTCCAGACAGTGCCAGTTCGAGCAGGTGCTTTTCGGTCATGGGGGAATGATATCATAGCTTTTTCACGGTTGCTCATGATATCGTCACTAGCTCCACCCCCTCAATCTCACATATCTCATACTCCACTCCCTCTGGAATCTTAACTACTTCCAAGCGCGTCCCCCTTCCGGCCGCCTTCTCCACGCCCAACATGTCTATCACGGCTATCAACTCTGGATCGTCTCTCGGGATGTCGCTCCAAGTGTCCCAATGCTTTCCTATGAATGAGCTGATATCGGTCACCGCGCCGAAGTCTTCGAGGGTCATCCACAAATTCGGCCACTCTGCTTTAATGCGACTTAGTCCGCAGACCTTATCCACGGGGCAGTCGAGAAGGTAGTTTCCCCTCAGCTTGTAGAAATACACCGTTATACCCTTCCGGGTGATGTATTCCTGAATCGCATCCAGCGACAACATCTCAGAGCCCCTAGACCCGATTACTACCTGCTTTGGTTGTTCCACTACGGGCACAGCCATTGCTGTTGCCGTAACCGCCCCGCCCGTAAACAACTTGAACAAACTACGCCTGTTCACCTTATCTTCTCCCAGTGTTCATCTCTATTCGCGGTTCGTTCCGTCGTCCTCTTACTGCTCGAGAACACATCTTCGTAAAATGCATCAGTAATAGCGTCCATGATCTCCGTGGCTCCGACGCTGGCTCCTGCGGCCTTTGGATCGCCGGTGGCTGCGTACTCCTTGCCCCACTTGGTCTCGATGCCCGCCGCGAGTTTCCAGCACTCAGTCGCCACTTGCTTACGTATAGTCCGTACCGCCGCAGCGATGTCGGGCTTCGGTCTCTCCTTTACCTGTCGCGCTAACGCAGGACTGAAGGTCTTCATTCCTCCTCCTCGTGGATGAGCTCTGTTCATGATCCCCTCATCTCCCCCACTATGTTCTGCGGTTTCGCCAGTTCATGTATTCTGCAGAGGATCTTGTGTCGCGCTCGTGCCGCCGCATCGGTGCGCCGTCGCCTATCCTGTCCCATTTTCCTCCGACACGATGGACACCAGTACGCATTGCCAGCCGTGGTTCTGAATCTGCAGCCACAGCCACCGCGATGAGTGTCACAGGTTCGCCAGACAAAGAGGTCTAGGGTCATTTCCTTTTTCCCCCTACTCTATGAAGTCCGTGACAACGATTGTGATTCGTGAGCTCTTGTTCCCTACAGGCTGTGCGTCACTTACGAATCCAGTGAAACTATAAAATCTCACACCGTCCACACTGAACTTAAAAACGCATCCTTCAGATCCAAACATGTCCAACGGTAGGGCGAAGCAGTCAAACTCACCGATGATCTGCTTGACGTGAAGCCAGCCGCAGTCCTTGGATACAAGGGCGGCAAGACTACAGCCAAGCGCATGACGGCCAAAGACCCCGACTACTACAAACGGATCGCGGCTATGCGCAAAGAACGCAAGGGCGGAAGGCCAAAGAAGGAGAATGCCTAGCCAACATCACGTGTCTGTGTGTCTCCGTCTATTGGGCTCACATCGGCCAGTAAAAACGGTACAGGACCGAGAGCGCCCCCATTTCCAGCCCGCATCAACCTGAAATTAGCCTCATCGCAGATCAATACTCTATCGACCGTACAATCCCATACCAGTCGCTCTGAACGACGGCCGTCAAACTCCTTAATTAGAACGCGTTGCCCTCTACGGAATTCCTTCATGACAAGATTAACTCCCGGTGGTTGTACGTCTGGCACGAAGTTCGCCTTGAAAACCTTGATGCTGCGGCTAACCGGTACCATCTCTAAGCTCGCACCTGTGGCAATCGAAGGGAGGTGCGCTCGAATCCAATCAGCGAGTCGTTCTGTCATTCCACCTCCTCGATGGTCAGCGTGGCGCGGCGGACGTCGTGCCTACCCTTAATGTGGTCATAGTAGGGCCTATCATGGTACTCAGCGTCCTCGCGGCGCGTGTAAAAGCGTACAAGTGTACACTTTGGTTCAAACTTAAAGTCAACTATAGACCCCACCCACCCCGTGACCGTCTTCGTCTTCTTCAGGGACGCCCTGTACGACAATCCCGCTTCGAGCATCCAATTTGGCCAACCGGCGACGGTCTTTGCCGTCCTTTCCTTACGGAGCGTGGCATAGTCCTCTAGCCTTGCGACGGCAGCGTGATCTTGAGCTAACAGCGCGAACTCTCCGTCTGTAATCAGACCAGCCTCGTGTAGTTCATTGCGCTGGTGCCTGATTAGATCCATCATGCGCTGCACGCTGAGGTCTTCCCGTTCTTCGTCAGGCACTCTAGTCTCCATCGGGCACAGGAAGACGCTGTAGAAGCGCAATTGCCTCCAACAGTGCCCCCACCTCAATAGTCGCGGACTGGCGCAGCATCCCTGTGTAGCGGTGGATGCTGTCGTTTTTAGCCGCCAACTCATTCAGGTAGATAACTTTCTTCCCTAACGCCACGGCGTATCCCATCTCGAATGAGCAGTTATAGTGCGCAGGGTTGCTACTTTCCTGGTAGACAAGCACCCAATCCGCTTGCCGTATCGCTTCTAGGTCCCAGAGCGTGTATAGCTTCTCTTCCTTGTAACCATGGCTTCGCGGGTCCAAGATCCGCCATCCCGGAAGGCTCTCTATCACGCGGTCCTGCCAGCCCGAACGAAAGCCGCCAGCTAAATACAAAGTTGGTCTTCTGTCAGTCACTCCACCCTCCTAACCTTCGCCGCCCAGACCCACGGGTTGCTGCAGCACGTAGAATATCCGCGCTTGCTATACCTGGAGTCCCAGTCATCCCAAACTGCAGCGCAAGCATTGCCGCAGACATCACTTTCCTTGTCACACCGCCACCCGCTGTTGCCTATTCCTAGCCCATCGTGATACGTAGCTCCGTGATTGATGGCATCCGTCTCCGTTAGACTTAGTATCTTCCCTACCCTCACGTCCTCAACCTCCAGCGTGATGCGAGAGTACCGTCTGGGCATGTGCATCGGCGACCGCCACGGTTGCCCACACGTTGGGTGATCAGTGGCCCTATAAAAGACCACCAATTGCTCATCCTCATCCTCACACCACGCCTCCCTGACCCACAGCCTGTCGCCCTTATGCCACGGAGGAGTTCCGACTGGCTGCGGATTCACCGGCACCAGCAGCAGCGTCTTGCGCCCCTCAAGTACCGCCCTTACTTCCCAGTCCCGTAGATGAACCGGGCGCTCACGTTGTTTGGTCATTGTTCCCTCCGCCCGCGCCTAATACTGGTCGTGTAGAAGGGCGCTCCTTCCCCCTTTTGATCTCCTTTACTAACACCGACACGACCAGCTGTCGGTGTTCCAAGTGCAGATTTCCTCCCAGATCTATACGTCCGGTAGGCTCACTTAACCTATCCACACTTGCAGTGGCGGCCGGAACCCCCTTGGCCTTCAGCCAAGTTCTAAGGGCATTCCCCATCTCGTAGCGAGCGTCCGCTTCTCTAGCTGATCCTCGTTTTGCCATCACCCTTTCTCCTCTTGGCCGCTCGGAACACGCTTGAGCACCCCGTCGCACATGTACCGAAGCTCACCCCTCTCTTCAGGTTCCAAATACAACGTGTTGGCGATATTCTCAAACCATTCGTGCTTGCGGCGACAAGCATCTGCGTACTGTTTTTGCGCGTGATCCCAGACAGAGTTAATGAGAGACTGTATAGACTCAATCTCATTGATGATCTGCTCGATACTTTCCCTGTCGCTTGGCGCAAGGAGGTACGAACCGTCTTCCAGTAGCTCGTATCCCCGTCCAGGGCTACCGTACTTGCCATTCCTTCCCATGTGATGTCCTAGCCGATTGCGGAACTCCGGCCTTTCGCCCGTGATCCGTCCGCACTCGTCGCGTTCGTAGATGTCTGGTTTTTCTTTGGTTTTCTTAGCGTTGGTCTTCTTCATTAGTGCTCCTTCCGCTCAATCAGCCGCATTGCTCCCTTCGCCCTGTTCCGCCAGCACCCTCCGCAGCTCGTCCCAAGCGGTCTGCATCCTGGCGGTCCACAACTTAGGATCATCTGCCGGATGTGGAAGTGCCGTTTCGCCGCGCAGATCCGCCACTTCCAATAATTCGGTAGCGGCATCAATCAGAGCCTTGTAACGATCAGCCATTGCCCCCTCTGCACAATTCCGCCCCGTTGCGGTCACACTCATACAGCACGGTTGCGCGCTGGAACCCGATCTTGAATAAGTATCGCGGACGTTCCCACGCCCATAGCTCGTCCACATGCACGCGGATAGCTATGTGCTTGTCGTCTCGTCCGCAACGGAACTCCTGGCAGTAGATGGGTTTCGAGCACGCATGGTATTTCCCGCCACCACACTCCCCGCTCGCCGGATTCCAGGCAGGATGTACCAGCGTTGTCCCCGGCGTCCATCTGGTCTCCCAAGGTTCGCCCTCTTGGGTCAGGTGAGCCGATGAGACGCGCTTGTAGAGGGTCACATACCCATCACCATCTACCGCCACAGCATTGCGCTCCAACCACCCACGGACGCCAGTCATCGTGGAAGGGTGCAACAGCCCCGTGCAGCCGCCGAGGTAGAGATGCCCGCCGACAGTCAAGCCCTCGGGCAGCGCCGTGAGCCCCGTGCACCCGTAGAGGTAGAGATACCCGCTGACGGTCAAGCCCTCGGGCAGCGACGTCAGACCCGTGCAGCCGTTGAGGTGGAGATCCCCACTTACGGTCAGGCCCGCCGGCAGCGACGTGAGTCCTGTGCAGCCGCAGAGGTAGAGATCCCCACTTACGGTCAGGCCCGCCGGCAGCGCCGTGAGTCCTGTGCAGCCGCCGAGGTAGAGATGCCCGCCGACAGTCAAGCCCTCGGGCAGCGACGTGAGCCCCGTGCAGCCGGAGAGGTAGAGATTCCCGCCGACAGTCAAGCCCTCGGGCAGCGACGTGAGCCCCGTGCAGTCGCCGAGGTCGAGATACCCACTTACGTGCATGTCTGACGGGGCCTTGCCGTTGAGTATTAACTGTCTCGCTTCTGAGGCAATCAGGTATTTGTCAGCCATTGTTCCCTCCGCACAATTCCGCCCCGCTGCGATCACACTCGTACAGCACGGTCCCACGCTGGAACCCGATCTTGAATAAATACTGTGGATTGTCCCACGCCCATAGGTCGTCCACATGCACGCGGATAGCTATGTACTTGTCGCCCGTGCCGCAGCGGAACTCCTGGCAGTAAATAGGCCTAGAGCACGCGTGGTACTTTCCGCCGCCGCACTCCCCGCTCGCCGGATTCCAGGCAGGATGTACCAGCGTTGTCCCCGGCGTCCATTGCGTCTCCCAAGGTCTTTCCTCTTGCGTCAGATACGCCGCTGAGACGCGCTTGTAAAGGATCACATAACCATCACCATCTACCGCCACAGCATTGCGCTCCAACCACCCCGCAACGCCGGGCTGCTTAGATGGACGTAACAGCCCCATGCAGCCGTCGAGGTCGAGATGCCCGCCGACGGTCAGGTCCTCCGGCAGCGCCGTGAGCCCCGTGCAGCCGCCGAGGTCGAGATACCCGCTGACGGTCAGGCCCGCCGGCAGCGACGTGAGCCCCGTGCAGCCGCCGAGGTCGAGATCCCCGCTGACGGTCAAGCCCGCCGGCAGCGCCGTGAGCCCCGTGCAGCCTCGGAGGTAGAGATGCCCGCCGACAGTCAAGCCCTCGGGCAGCGACGTGAGCCCCGTGCAGTCGCCGAGGTTGAGATACCCACTTACGTGCATGTCTGACGGGGCCTTGCCGTTGAGTATTAACTGTCTCGCTTCTGAGGCAGTCAGGTATTTGTCAGCCATTGTTCCCTCCGCACAATTCCGCCCCGCTGCGATCACACTCGTACAGCACGGTCCCACGCTGGAACCCGATCTTGAATAAATACTGTGGATTGTCCCACGCCCATAGGTCGTCCACATGCACGCGGATAGCTATGTACTTGTCGCCCGTGCCGCAGCGGAACTCCTGGCAGTAAATAGGCCTAGAGCACGCGTGGTACTTTCCGCCGCCGCACTCCCCGCTCGCCGGATTCCAGGCAGGATGTACCAGCGTTGTCCCCGGCGTCCATTGCGTCTCCCAAGGTCTTTCCTCTTGCGTCAGATACGCCGCTGAGACGCGCTTGTAAAGGATCACATAACCATCACCATCTACCGCCACAGCATTGCGCTCCAACCACCCCGCAACGCCGGGCTGCTTAGATGGACGTAACAGCCCCATGCAGCCGTCGAGGTCGAGATGCCCGCCGACGGTCAGGTCCTCCGGCAGCGCCGTGAGCCCCGTGCAGCCGCCGAGGTCGAGATACCCGCTGACGGTCAGGCCCGCCGGCAGCGACGTGAGCCCCGTGCAGCCGCCGAGGTCGAGATCCCCGCTGACGGTCAAGCCCGCCGGCAGCGCCGTGAGCCCCGTGCAGCCTCGGAGGTAGAGATGCCCGCCGACAGTCAAGCCCTCGGGCAGCGACGTGAGCCCCGTGCAGTCGCCGAGGTTGAGATACCCACTTACGTGCATGTCTGACGGGGCCTTGCCGTTGAGTATTAACTGTCTCGCTTCTGAGGCAGTCAGGTATTTGTCAGCCATTGTTCCCTCCGCACAATTCCGCCTCCCCTATCCGTCGCCCAATCCACTCCGCACACATAACAGCGCCATGTGCTCCTGTGCGCGCTCTTGGCTGATGTCGATATAGGCTGGATTTAGTTCAATGCCCTTAGATCTTCGACCATTCTTCACAGCGACAATCCCTGTAGTCCCAGTGCCAGAGAATGGGTCAAGTACAACGCCGCCCTCGGGACATCCGGCCAAGATACACGGCTCAATCAGATCCGGTGGGAAAACCGCAAAATGTGCTCCTCGAAATGGCTTAGGAGCGATGGTCCACACGTCACGGCGATTCCGTGTCCCCGTGCCAGTGCCCACATAAGGTCTTCCGCTGTGCAAGCGACTTTGTTTCTGAGACTCTATCCATTTATTTGCTCCTCCAAACCTCCCTGGTGTTTTACGCTTTCCCTCATCAGGTCGTTGCAGCGGCTCCGCGATAGCCTGAGCGTCGTAGTAATACTTGGCAGACTTGGCTAGAAGGAAAACGTGCTCGTGTGATCTGGTGGGCCTATCGCGCACACTCTCCGGCATCGGGTTTGGCTTGTGCCAGATGATGTCTGAGCGGAGATACCAACCATCCGCTTGAAGGGCAAAGGCAACGCGCCAAGGAATGCCGACGAGGTCTTTGGGTTTGAGAGTTGGATGCTTGCGTGATCCCGAAGGCCGTTCCTGTTCGCGCCCATCCCATGCTGGAGATGGCAAGGAACCCACGGTTATTCTACGCTGTTTACCGTGCCCCCGGTTTTGCCCTCCATAATTACCCCAAGATCCAGCAAAACTATCCCCCAGATTCAGCCACAGCGTTCCATCGGGCCGTAGCACACGCCGAACCTCGCGGAAGATCTCTACGAGATGCTGAACATACAGTTCGGGCGTTGGCTCCAGACCAAGCGAGCCACGCCAACCATCAGGCCAAACCATAGGCTCCAGCCCATAGTCCCGTAGCCCCCAGTACGGAGGACTAGTCACGCAGCAGTGGACGGACTCCGGCTCCATCGTTTGCAGCACGTCGAGGGCGTGGCCTTCAGTTACCATAAAAGTTTACTTCCCTCCCTCCGCACAATTCCGCACAATCCGGTCCGGTCCGCATTTCGTCCGCAAACGTGCTAAAGCTAAGTCCTTTGTTATGTATAATGGGTGAGTGTAAGTGCTTTAGAAACGGGGTGGATACAATACTCGCGATATTGTATTCCAGCCCATTATGATTCCGTATGCTGTTTATTTCAAGCACCTTAGCCTATTCACCCTCTGGTTTGCTCCACACTTCGTCCGCAGAATTCTCCCGGAGCCTACCGGCGAGACTGTTACAATACCGTATATCTGCTTCCCTGTGTTCACGCTCCCGCGCCTCTTTTACCCGACGAAATTCCGTCGGATTCTCGCTCATGACGTTTAGGTAATGCTCGATAGCTTCCCCCATATCGTTGAGGACTTCTTGGATCGACTCGCCCTCCACTTCAGAACCGGGGATCTCCGCGCAGGTCGCCGTGGACCACCCGATGAGATCAACGCACGGTGTGATACGAACCGTGAATGTTTCAGGAATATTGAGTCCGTCACCCATCACCTTGCTCCTTCCGCTTCCCGGTCCATAGACTACGCCACCCTGAAGAATGCGGCGGTTTAGCTTCCCACTTCTCGCAGGTGCCTTCCCCGTTGACCTCTTCGCATTTCCGGTAATTCGCTATTCCATTGACGAAGTCTCGCTTGGTCGGGTGCGCCAAGCAGAACGCGGGCCACACGGTTCCCGTCAGATCGCTAGAGTGCCGCCAGTAGTTGCGACACTTCACGCAGTCACCCATCAGCCTTGCTCCTTCCGCGCTGCGCAACGCTCAAGGATGCCCCGAGCTTGCTCTTCCGCTGACGGCCAGGAGCCGTCGAATATGGCATGGTAATATTCGTTGTCGAACTCAACATCACCGAGAGCACTGTAGAGTTCGTCCACTAAGGCGCGGAGTTCCTCAACGCTGCCCTCTTTTTTGACCGTTCCAACCCTCCTGTGTCTCTGACACAGGCGACACTCACAAGACTCACCCATCACCTTGCTCCTTCTCGCCCTTCCAGCCGTAGGCATTAAGCACAGCCTCCGTGATGGCGCGGGCTGTTATGGCATCTCCATTCGGTGTGATGCGACCATCCTTCACCGCTTGCGTCATTACCTCTTGCGCGTTTTTGATCCTTTCTAGCGGGTTCCACCCAAATATGCAGATCCACATCGTTGCAACATCTGAGCTAACTCCCATGACGTTTTCCGCTAAGAACCTTATGGCCTTAGAGTCCTCATATCCAAGGGTTCTCGATCCGCCACTGCCACTAAGAACTGTAAACCTTTCTGCGCTCTCGTTACCCATCACCCGTGCTCCTTCTCCAGAATTCTGGGATGGTGCATTCGATGCTGCTTTCTTCCTTGCCATTCCGTTCTCTCCTTTCACTGCACAAACTCTGCCTGCATCTGCCGCACCGTCGCTTTCCTACGTTCTATGTCCGGCAGCATATATAACCGCGTCGTGTCCGCGTTCGCGTGTCCCGCTTGCGCCATCACGTCAAACACGGTGGCTCCGGTTTCCGCGAATCGCGTCAAGTGCATCCTGCGGAATGTGCGCCAGCCCATACCCTTTTGCTTCATGCCGCACTTCTTCATTAGTGGCGTGAGGTAATTCGCCAGCAATTCGCAGTCCTGATACGGCTCGCCGGTCTTCGGATTCGTGAACACGTACTCATCTGTGCCGGCAGGTTGTCGCTGTTCCTTCCAAGCCTGAAATCGCTCAGCCATTGTGCCCAAGGGAAGCGCCCTACACCCACGCACAGACTTCGGCTGTCCTACATCGCCACGGCAATATCTCTCCGTGATGCGAATGCACCCGGCATTCAGATCCACCGCGCTCCATCGCAGCCCGAGGCATTCCGTTATCCGCGCCCCAGTCCACAGCAGCGTCTCGATGATCAGTGCAACATCTGGCCTCACTATCTCCAGCAGTAGTCGGATCTGATCGGGGGTCAATGCCGTCTTCTCGTAGTGCGGCTTCGTCCGCTGTAGCCTGACGCCTTCTACGGGAGATTTGTCCACATATCCCCACGCCTTCGCCCTACTCCAGATACTTGACAACAGACCGAGCAAGGACTTCTTCGAGCTACTTGCCAACTTCAGCCCATTCATGAGCGCCTGAAGATCCACCGCTTTGATGTCGCACAGCCGTTTCTCGGATAGCGCCGGCGCGACGTACGCTCTGATCCAGCCGCGATACGTCTTCTGCGTCGGCACCGCCAGCAACGGTAGGTGATTCTCCTCGAACAGCCGCAGGAATTCAGCGAACGGGATGTGCGCCTGAATCGTGTAGACTTGGCCGTTGACCTTCTGCATGATTTCCGCCTTCAACCGTTCAGCCTGTGCCTTCGTTGTCTTTGAGCACAACCCCAACTGGTGCAACTTTTCCTTGCGCTGTATCTCAGGCTTTCCGCCGACCATCTCCAACACCCTCACCCGATATCGGATGTAGTACGCTCTCCCCTGGCGGGTCTTGCGCACCACCACCCGAGGGTCTTGAAATTCACGTCTCGCCATAGCTTCTCCTTCCACGGGGAAGTATAGCGAACGCAATTCAAGAGGTGGGGTGAGGCGGTAGTTCATCGGCTGGCGGTTCCCTTCCACATGCGGGTTCTACCGTCGAATCGGGCGAGTAGATGTTTGAGATCGGCTAGGCGTGATGTCACCCAAACGTTGCCAGACACGCTCTCCGCATCCGCTATCACCTTCTCAACGGCGTTCTCTAGGCTGTTTTCGTTCTCGTTGTACACGGCACAGGGCTTTACTCGCTCAACAATCGCACCGCTGGATAGTTGTATGGAAGCGATCCAGCGCGACTTGCTAGAGTCGCTGTACAGATCCCACGATGGGAAGGTGGTATCACAGTACAGGTGATTCGCATCGTTGTACTGCAACACCGTTCCGTTTGGATACCTTACTCTGAGCATCTACGTCCTCCTCCTGGCCTCCGCCGAACGAACTCAACCGACTCACTGTAGTAGCCGTTTGACTCTCCAAGCCATCGAATAACCACCAACCCTTTTGCGGTTGCGATTCTGTAGAAGGTCCACGTGTAGGAATCTAGGTCTTCGGGTCGAGCAATCCCGCTAGGCCACTCATCTCCATCTCCACTACGGGACTCTTCCGCCTGCACTATTGGAGATCCAACTAAGTCATCCGCGTCACCGCAGATGTCCGCAACCTCAACGCTCTCGCAGCAAACCTGCTCGTGAAGCAGTGCGTACACCTCACCTTGATCTGTTGTGAACTCGATGTCATTATCACCAACCTTCACGGGGTGCCGTTCACCATCTCTCGATCCGGTTACTGAGGTCAGCGTTTTCCCTACTAGCTCACTGAATGCGTTCTCTGTCTCCATCTCGTTAACTACCCCCATCTTTGATGCGACTCTGACACCCACTCTATGCCGTCGTATTCTTCGAGTTCCCAATTCGCCCCGTCTGGTATCTCCACAATTTCTAATTGGGCGAATTTACCGGACGCCCTTTCGCTTCCCAGTTCTTCAACGACGCCTACAAGGTCTTTGTCATCGCGGGAAATGTCTCTATCATGCAGCCACCTAGCTTGGTATAAAGCGTCGCCACCTACGCGCTTACCGACATCGTCCAGTAATTTGTACGTCATGAAACTGTCAGTGATATCACCAACTTCATCCATACGCTCGCACTCATCCACACCCCCCTCATGCTTATACTTGGTCCGATGGTAAAAGTAGAGCGTTTCTCCCTTAGCCTTGGCGTACGCCCGGATCGCTTCCAGCGACAAACTAAACCCTCCATAACATTTGTTGATTACTAGCTTCATCTACGTCCTCCACTCCCGCGCCGCCGCGTCCAGACACTCCCGATACCGGCAGCGCACAGACAACACCGCGCCCCATGCCTCACCCAGCCACAGCCACCCGGCGACCACGTGCTGCAGCCAAATCGTCAACACCACCAGCGGACTGCGCCGCATCCGGCAGGTGCCGTAAGCGAGGGCAATTCCAGCGGTCGAGAATAATAGCGGTAGGGTTTTCATTCGTTCTCCTTTCGCCGTGCCTCAGCCAGTTTATGAACCAGTCGTGCTATCTGGTCCTTCATTCGCCGGATCTCATCAGCGCACCGTTCTGGCTCGTCGATGAATTCACTCCCCATGAAGCCAGCCTTAGTCATCGCCTTGTTCCAGCGATGGTTGAGGTCTGTAAGTCGCTCGTGTTGGCGTCCTGGTTTCATTCCCCGTCCTCCTTCCAGCCGTATGCGATGGCGACGGCCTCTGTGATGGCGTGAGTATCGGTTAGTTGGTTCGCCATTACTCAGCCCCCCTGACGCGGCGTGCTTGTCTCCAGCCCCACCGCCACACGTAAATTGCGCCATCCGCTGCTACATAAAACGCGGCGGCTAGACACACAATGGACATCTGGACACATCTGATCGGCCACCAATATGCATGACCGTATCGCGCCGACACTTTGTCTGGCTGTTCTTTACCGGGATATGTGTACTCTACTGCCGTCGCCAAGATTACTGCTGCGACCACAATATAGATGCCCACGCCGAGTAGTACTGTATTTACAGTTCTCACCGCTTCCCCCTATGTCCCGTGCCCGTACATCCGCTGGCCTTTCGGTGCCCGCTTCTCGCCATATCGTGCGGCCTCTGCCAAGGACGTCTCACACACAAAGCGCGTTCCGAGCCGCTCCTGTGGCGGATCAAGTAGCCAGTCCCACTTGCCGTGATCGTTCAAGTCAGGGTAATCACCCTGCGCATTTACCTCTGGCATGTCGGTTTTCCTTCGCCCGCTGCTGACGCAAGAGCGTCTCCCAGCGTTTCCCGTACTGCTTGATGAACTTATACCGAGTCCCGTCAATAACTCCCGCCCAGCACCCGGATGTCTTGTAGGTGCTAGCGAAACGAAGAGCGGCTGCACGCGACATAAAACCCACCGTTCCCGATGCTGACGGATGCCGGTAGGCGACGATGTACAGTGCCTTGTCAGTCGGTGCCGTAAAGCGCCTGAACAACCCCCTGCCATCTGAGTACTTGTGCTCAACGTGTGCTAGCATCGCCACTATTTCCCCATCTCCAGCCACAACTTCACGCACCGCAGCGCATCGGCTGGTAATTCACCGCCGTTGATTAGCCCATCCGCTAGATCGCGTCGCGTTTCGATGGAAACGTCGCCATCGCAGAAGGTCTTGATGTACGAATACGGCCGCGGTAGGCCAATGAGATCCGCAGCCGCCTTCAGGAAAAAGCCAGCCGTCCGCACTTCGTACCCTTCCGGTACACACGCATGAACGGCCAGTGCTAACTCCGCGTCCGTGACCTGACTCGAGGCGCCTCGAGCATTCATGGCGATTTCTCCGAGTATCCGGTCGTCTACTGCGGTGTACTTGGTGATCGCCGCTTTCGTCTTGGGCCAGTCAAAGGGGTTAATCGGCTGTTTGCTGTTCCCGCTGACTACCTCTGGAAGGATGGCAGATACCGGAACAAGCCCCGCGCTTGCGCAGTCTTCCATCAATTGCAGCGGAGACTTTTCCACAGGCGCACTCCGCGTATCCGATTCCGTATCCGTATCCGTATCCGTATCCGAGCGCATGTGCTGTGCGTCTGTTGCGCATGTGCTGCGCATGTGCTGTGCATGTGCATAGCATGTGGAGTTTCCCAACGGTGCGGGGTACTTGCTTCTCTTAGCGCGTGTCTGTTGGCGGAAGTCGCGCACTTCTATATATGGTTTGCTGTCAACAACATAACTAAGAAGAAGATCCGCCTTTATGCACTCCGCCAACCATTTCTCTATGTCACTATCTGCTATGCAGTCGATACGCAATGGATAGCACTTGCTACGCAGAAGAGTAGCACGTGCTGTGCATCTTCCGAAGTCATCAACCACTGACATTAGCCGTCGATAAAAGACCTCACCGCCAAAACTAAGCGCGTTGACCTTGTCCGATGAAAGGATGCCCTCTCGTAGAATCCGGTTCGGCACAGTTACAGTGGCTCCTCTCCACACATGAGCTTCAAGTCTTCGGCCTGCTGTTGCTCTGCACCTAGGATCGCTCCGACAATCAGACCAAGGCCAAAGGTGCCCGGCACTTTTAATTGCTCATCTCCCACTAGCTCAGTGACCGTGCTTACCGCCATCCAGAAGGATGCGCTCTGTTTCATGTCGTTAATTGCCAAAGTCACCGCAGTAGCAGAGGCGTTCATTTGTCCCAGCGCTTCGACGATGCGCTCCATCCTTAAGCCGCTCAATAACGTATTTACTCCCGTCGAATCCATTACACCCCTCCGAAGTGTTCCCGATACCAGTTCTCGAACCATTCCAGCGGGTCTGAGCACTTGTACGGGATCTGGCATACCAAATAGCCTTCCCGCCTCCTATCGCTCGTCCAGGCGTCTTGTTTGGCCTTGTGTGCCTTCTTTGGTTGAGCGTTCGGTTGCTTGTCTTCACGAAAGAACTGGTCGCCCCGACCTGGAAGGTTTGGAATAGGATGGCTGGGTTCAAGGGGCCGGGTGCAGAGGTAGTCGGCGTGACCTGATTCCTGCTGCCGCCCTCGTCGCCCGTTGGGATAGAAGGATAACTCAGCCTTGGTGCGGGTGCATCGCCAGCCACGCGCCTTCAGGAAGTCATCGAGTTGTCTGGATACTGCCGCCTCGTTGATTGTCATATCCATACCTGCATTACCTCGCCTCGCCGTGCCTTGCCATGCCAGGCCGAGCCATGCCTGCCACACCAAACCTTGCCGTTCCACGCCATACCCCGCCGTGCTAATCCTGGCCTCGCCTCGCCGCGCCTCGCCTGCCTTGCCTGGCCAAGCCTCTCCAGGCCATGCCTGCTCCACCAAGCCAAGCCGAGAATGGTTGAGTTATGCCGCGATAGTGTGTTTCTTTGCCCTTCTCATCGCAGCAAATACCTCAGCCAACTCTTTCAATGCTTCATACTTCTGCTGGAACCTTTCCATCTCCGCATAGGCGTCAGCGAGTAACTGTTTCCTAAGCGTCTCGTTATCCATCACGGACACAAGAGACCTGTACCCGCCGCCGCTATTCTTTCGGTCCGCTGACAGGCTCACGAAGACACGAGAAACTGTGAGACCGTCGTCAGGCGATCCGATAAGCCGGACGGTCACTCGAATCAACTCGCGTGCCTGCCATAAGCGGTATTCATCCCCCGCCTTGTCGTTATCCCAAAGGAACCTGCTGTGCAAAGGGGAAGTCTTTGGACGCGCTGCGCGAACAACATCGACAGGCCGAAGATCTCCCCCATTCTTTGCCGCTATTCTTTCCAATTCGCTGATAATCCTGTCTGAGTTCATTCCCTACACCTCCTTGGTCTTCTCGATGTCAAACGATCCCCACCCCATGCCCGCGCTGTTTTTGCTGTCGTTGCGGCCCTCTCCAATGCCAATCTGTTGACCCGCACGGGAGAGCAGATTCGTCACGTCTGCAAGTGTGAACTGGTCCTTGTCCCAACGGATACGAACAACAGCTTTCCAGTCGTGATAAGCTGCCCTTACAGATACATAGGGTTGGCCCGTTTGTACGCGAGCAATGTCCTCTTGCTTTATTGGATCTCCTATAATGCGAGTGAGAGGTATCTGCGGCTCCTTCGCGTCCCAACCATCGCCAAAAACAAAGATGCTACTCTTGGCGAGCGTCATTTTGAAGCCCACCAGCCTACAAGCTGATATCATTGCTTTGCGAATAGAAACGGCATTGAATCCGTCCCATCCATCTTTGCTTCGATACCGCGCCTCTTCGTATAAGTCGTCGGTGGCCTTGGCTTTACGATTTTTCTTCGACGATGCCGCCTTTCCGGTTTCCATCTTCTGCTTCATCTCCTCTTTTGTTTTGGCGGAGAACCGATGGATAACGAGTGGGGCCGTCCCCACGATTCTAAATTCAGCGTTGCCGTAGTTCGGTGCGCTGATTGATACGACTTGCTTTGTGGTTGCCATTGCAACCTCCTTGTTTGGATTGCGTTCAAGTGTCCGGTAGAACGCTGCCCGGTTCTACTGGCTCCTCTATGGCTTTCTCGTGGTCCAGTTGCCGCTGCTCCTTAGATTCACCATTGCCCCCCAGTCCCTATACGTTCCAGGCGACTGACGCTCTGGGTATGCTGGGCCTATGCGTCTCCATTTATCGGCAAGCGCCCTGTCGTTCTCTACAGTCATCGGGTAGTCTTCTGGTAAGTATCGGTATCTGAACGATCCGTCTGTGTGCGCCCCAACACAATACTCTGCAACCTCCACGCCATCTGGCAGCAGTATCCTAGCGGCCTCTTCCTGCTTCTCCGATTCCCGCTCTACCACAACGCCAGACCTATCCCTTACTTGCGCAGGGTGCGGAGAGCATCCGCTGTGCCTGAACCATATACGAACTAAGCCAAATTGCGGTACAACGTGGATATCTGAAACCAACTTACCCATCGGAAATGTGAGCGGTGGAACCTGCGTAGCCGCTCCGCTGAGTACAACTTGTGCGGCTCCCGCCCCGGTAGCCGCTTGCAGCAACTCTCTTCTGTTCATGACGTCTCCATTTACTAATTCCTCTTTATCCCCGCCGCTCCGGTGCCAACATCGCCAACCGCAGCACCTTCAGTCACCTAAGTGTCCACGCCCTCTGGCACGAGAGATTGCAATACCACTTGCGATTGCCGGCCAGTATCTCGGTGCAGTTCATACACCGCAAGTGGCCGTCCTTGTCTGGGTACTGGGGAACCTTTAGGTTAGGCATGGTGTCTCCTACGTCAGCATCCCCCACATCAGCCACGCTATGAATCCCGTCTCAGCGCACAGTAGCAGCATCAGAAACAGTGACCCGCGCTTGAAGCTGCGAAGGGTGCGCTCTAACTCGCTGATCTTGATGGCCCGCTCGATAAGACGCTCGTCCACCCGCGCATCGTAGGGGTCAACGATTGGTCGTGTCATCTGTCCTCCAAGGGGGCTGTGTCGTGCGTAGGTGTCGTAGCCAAACGAGATAGTCTCGCTTCGCATCCTCTACCGTCAGCCACTCCGGGTTGTGGTTGTCCTCGCACCACGCCACAAACGCAAGGTCCGGGTGCCGCTTGATCTTCTCGATTAGCAGCATCTCGGCGCTGGGCTTGGGGGCCTTCTTAGGCATCGTGTTTACCTCAACTCAACCGCCTCATAGAAGCGGCTGGATTGAAGGGCGGCGCACCGATGCTATAGCCTATGTTTCTTTTGGGAGGAGTGGCACGCCGCCTTTCTTCTGTTGTGCGGGGAGACGTAGCAGTGTTGAAGAGTTTGCTGCGTCCGAGAGTGAGATTATAGGTAATCATAGGAGAGGTCTCCCCGCACACTGAACTACTCTGTCGAAATGCCCGAGGCGGCAACCTCGGGCGGTGTCGGGATTACCTCCTTTCTCCGCCGCTCGTACTTCGGGTGACACGTGTAGCAGCGGTAATTGGGATCTTCGCGCCGCATGTCGTGGAATAAGGAACACCTCACGAGCATCCAGGCCGTACGCATGCGGTCAATCACCTGTCCCTCCTTCCTCGTCATCATTTGCCGCGTCCAGCAACTTCATCTGCTGGAGCGACTCCCACAGAATCAAGATGCAGTTGCGTGCATCCTCTCCTTTAGGGAACTCGTTCGCGTGCTTAACGCCGAAGGTGCCAAGGATGCGGTAGTACTCCGCTTCGCCCGCCGATCCGACCGTCTCCATCATCGCGGCCTTCATCGCGCTGCATTCCTCGATGCAACCCTTCTTCGTTTTCATCCGGTCCCACAAGACCAGAACCGGGGCAGGAACGTTGGCGTGTTCCCCTCGGGGTGCCTTAGCTTGCGCCTCCGCGATCTTGCGTTTGGCTACCGCTTGCGCCGCCGCCTTTGTTCCCGGCTTCTCGCCGCCTGTGTCGATCTCGTCTATGATCTCGCCCGTGGATTGATCCACTTCGACGTATGAGGCCGCAGGTATCGTTTGTACTTCGGTCTCGTCCAAAATGCCCAAGCCACATATAGAAAGAGCCGCCCGCCGCTTGGCCTTCGTTTCTGCCTTCATCATGGCGTTGGCCTTGGCGTCACCCCTCAACCCGGCAATAGCTACCGCACCTGTGGATTCGTCCGTGCGGCCATTGGGCGTTTGCGCCCGCGCCGTTACCACATACACGTCCTCATGTACTTCTCGGGATGGGATGGTGATGCTGATCTGGTCGCGCTTGCGGAGTTGATCTGTACAATCCTTGTTCGCATACAGCACGGTCTTGCCGTTGAGTACCAGATAACTGAATGGGCGCGTTGCGGGGTTCAACTGCAGTGCGCTGCAAACGCTTGAGTAGTAGGCTACTCTTTGACCGGGGGATAGTTCCCTCAAGTCACCCTTAATAAGGAGCGCCTCGAGGCTTGCCTCGCTAAGAGGGGCGGTGGGGACCAGTTCCACACTCTGTTCACTCATCTGCTTTTTTCACTCCCGCCGCAACGTCCATAGCTGCGGCCAACACCTGCGCCTGTTGCATCTCAGCCCGATCTGCCGCCGCATGTGGACAGCATCCGTACTCGTGATAGCGAACGTCACAGCCGCAGGGCCACTTTCCGCCGCGTGCGTACTGGGCCCTTGACCATGTGGTGTCGTTTGTCTGCTGCTGGAGCGCCCGTTCCTCTTTATCTAGAAAATGTTCCATGTCACTCTCCTAGGCCGGGGCCTGATAAATTACGGGCGGCAAGCGCGTAATTGGCCGCCCAGCCTTTGCAATCTCGAGCCGGTCAACCCGCTGCCGTATCACCACAGGCCCGTCGTACTTCTCCGCGAACAAGTCTGTGAGGATGGGAACTGCTAGGTGGGCGTTGTGAATGCAGTCAAACGCGACTTCGATGCGCCCGTCAGGACTGTCGGCCAATTCTCTACAGAGGTATGCGTACTTCGACTCAGCCTTCGTCATGACTCCTCCTTTTGTGGGTTGGGTACTATGTCCCCAGTTGTGGTACTTTTACTGGGAAAAGTGGGACAAAAGGTCTTGCGCTCTGTTCTGCCGCGTGGTACTTGTGGAGATACACCGCTGTTGTTCACGCTCTCTTTTTCTCTCATGTGCGTGCGGAACATTAAAAGGATTGTGAACCCAGATGTCGCAGATGTCAAGAGTAAACTGGGAACAATTTTGAAGGAGCATTGAAATGGCTATACCCCGTGAAGAGCTACGTATTCGGCTGTCTGCGGAGAAGAAGGACCGATTCACCCTGAAGGCGCGGCAAGAGGGTGTTTCACACGCCGCCATGGTCCTATCGCAGATGAGTCGGATTATAGCAGGCAACACGCCAAAAGACAGAGGCCGTCATGGAAACTGTCGTAGGGTTGATTACGCTAGCACTGTCACTGCTGTTGATCATCGGTCTGTTTAGACCAAGGATTGTCTTACCCGCAAGCTGGAAGTCCTCCCGTATCGCCGTAGCCGAACTCTACTTTATTCCCCTACTTCTTCTCACCATCGTCTCTGACCGCAGCACAGACTACGCAGCTATCGCTGATGAGGCGAAAGCCAGAACGGCAGCGATAGAAGAAGAGGTGTCGGGTTTGAAGATCGGTGAATGGGGATGGGACAGGACCGAATACGGCAGTCCTGTTATTCGGGGGAAGGTGGAGAACCCCTCGGGCAAGGCATACACCTACGCCCAGGTATCCTTCAGCTTGTTTGATAAGGCAGGCAATCAGGTGGGAACAGCAATGGCGAACATCAACAACTTGCTACCTAAGGGGAGTTGGAGCTTTGAAGCGGGGGTATTGCAGGATACGGCGGTCAAGGCGCGATTCGCAGGGATCACCGCGTTCTAACGGCACCCGCTAAAAAGTCTGCCCATCGCCACCGAGCGCCGGTGACGTTCGACCTCAGCCAATGAGCTCGACCTTGGGCAAGGACGGCCAAAATCGATAGTAGGAGTGCGCGTGGCCGTCCTTAAACCGGGTGATACTGAGAATGCCCTGCCAGTAGTTTTCATCTAGGCTATCCCAATCTGATTGGCTGGGATAGGCCCCCGCCACCCTGTAGACGGCTGAGTAGCAATGGGAATGCAGGTCTCCCAGAACTTCCCAGCCGTTCATGCCGCCGTATCTAGCCGCAGTTTCCCACCACGTTGAGCGTATCGTCACCCGGCGCGTATTGGCGTCGCACTTTGCCAACGTGGGGTAATACAGCTCCTTCACAGCGCAGCCCAGTTTCGTACGCTTCCCCAACAAGATAGCGTAACTCTCTCGAGGGAATCCAGCATAGGCTACGCGGCGAAATCCGCGCCGTAGACGAACCGGGAACTCAACCGTGAGGATTCGGGCCTCCATTAGTCAGCTTCGGCTCTGGCGGCTTCTAATGCTTCCCTGACGTTGCATTGTCGGGCTAGGCGGGCTATCTTGCTGGGATACTTCTTATCTGTGGCGTAGCGCGTAGAAATGCCCTGGATCAAATCAAGCACGCTGCCGCCCCTGAGGTACACTTCCCATGCGACAGAGTACGCGGGATTGCCCGTCAGCAGGTTAGCGTGATCAGTGAAGCAGTCAGACAGGTCTGGGTAGACCTCGAACGCTTCCCTCGAATCCTCCAGCTTTCCGTTCCGCCATTCCTCCGTCATCTTGTACTGCACGCCGGGGAATCTGTCGGTGTCCTTGATACCGAAGCAGTTATTACCGGGCGCGTGTTCTAACCAACCGGACTCGAGGATGCACTGTGCTGCCGTGAGTTCTGCCGGCAGACCCGTACTCTTCTCGCTTTTGACCGCAGCCCGAGCAATGAGACGCAGGTTCGCTTCTCGCTTTGATTTGGTAAGCATAAGCCAGTACTGGTAATCGCTAAGGTTTCGCGGCAGGTAAACGCTGGCCGCGCTAGAGGTGGGGATGGGAAGACAGAGCAATGCAACGATTAGGAGTCGTCGCAATGGCCCTTCGCTGTGGCTACAGCAAGCCGATTCTCAAGCCCTTTCAGGCGGGACCAGAGTATAAACCCCCAGCCCGCTAGATCAAGACACTCCGCTTGCAGTTCGTGTACTACTTCCTCAATGGGGCGCTCAAAACTCGCGTCCCCGTAGTCGTTCTTTCCGTTTTCAAGACGCCCCCGTACCTCTTGGGCGTACACAGGATAAGACTCTAGCGCTTTCGTTGATTTGGGTGTTGTCATAGTCGGTGAGTTATACGGTTGCAACGTGGGGGACAGGTTTGCGCCATCCCTCTGCGTCGTCTTCTACAAAGATGGGCGCGTGCAGGGTAACGGCGTGCTGCGGGTCGGTGATCCAGAACGCCTGCTGCGGTGGCTCATAGTCGTAGTTGTTGTCTAGTGCAAATTCGTCAAAGCCTTTCATACTCCCGTTGACTATGGCCTTCTTTAGCCACAAGAGTTGGTGCCAGTGCCCCATGAGCAAATAGTCGTAGGGCAACTGAATGGATTGACTCCGCTTGCGCTTGCGGGAATCGCCCAAGGTGACAGGCGTCAGTATTCCAGAAATCCCACTACCCCCACGAAACTGATCGCCATGCGTCAGGCAGTACCGCGTTCCGAAGACCTGATAGTAGAAGTCACTAGACTCCGATACGTCAAACGTTACGCGCTTGTCGCCAGTGATATTTCTCTCCAGCAGCCGATAGAACAACCAGTCGAAGTTGTCCCGGACTCTCATCTTGTGCCGTGGCTTCTGTGTGTTGCGCGGATGATTGCCGACAACACAGGGCAGGTAGACCTTACCGAAGGCGTCCGCGAGCAGCTTAATCCCCGCCTCCATCGGCCCAAGCCAGTGGAGAATAGCTTCCCCTATAGTTTGCTCGTTCGTCTCCTTGAGTTCGTCGTGGATATTGCCTGAAAAGAGGTCCCCTCCCAGGGCCAGCACAATCCCGGTGTAGTCCATGCCGTGCAAGTACTTGTGAGCAAACTTAATGGTGTTGTGGAAGAAGTTGCGGAGACGAAGTTCCGCTATCGAAACATCATACTTGTTCGCCCAGTTCACCTCGGGGGCGCTGACTACTTCACCGAAGTGCGTATCTGACAGAAACGCGGTGGGCGTGACCGTGTGCTTCTTATAGCTAGGCTGCTTCGTCAACCACGCCGGTTGGCAGATGGGCTTTGCTGCTATTTCCGCAATGAAGTCCTGATACCGCTGATTGACGACTTGCTTCTCGAGCGTTTCCTTGAGTTGCCGCCGAAGCTCGCGGTTTTCCTTCTGTAGCTTGTGCTCCTCTATGGGGTCCAGTGGAGGGGTCTCCACCTTCGCCTTCGCCTTCCCCTTGAGTTGCGCTGCCAGTTCCCTCGCCTTCCACTCGCTGATTCCGAGCACGCGGCCAAGATCGTAGCGTCCAGCAGTGGCAGGATCTAGCCCCGCGTCGGTGACGGCTTTGCGGACTGCCTCTAGGTTGTAGCTCATTACTGTGGAATCGCGTCCTCTACGTATGGGATATGCTCTTCCGTGGTGATTGTCCGCGAGTGGTACCAATCCGCAGGCACCGCATACTTGTCCGCCGTTGGTGCAATGGACAGTACCCCAGAACCCGTGGAGGAATCTATGCCGCGTGGAACTGTCCCATTCCACTCCATTCGCATCTCTCCGTTGGGAAGGGTGCTGAGAACTCCTAGATCGTCTTCAGCAGAGAGGCACTTCCCCTTCCAGCAATCCGTGAACATCCCCGCGCCAAGCGGCAACGCAGAGGCAACAGGAACATCCCCCGGAGTCCCGTACAGCAGGTAATCCACGCAGGCGTTTCCGCCGACCTGAAACGTCGCCGGAACCAGCTTGTCGTATGGGATCTCTACCGACGGATTTACCTGCTCATCCTTCAAGAAGGACTCCGCAAGCTGTACGCCTATCCCTATGGCGGGTATCGCTGTCTGGATGGCCTTGTCGAGCTTCGCGTCTCCGAACTTTACTGCGCCCGTGGTGGTAGCAACCGTGCCCACACCGGAAGCGATCTTGACGCCCAGCCCGAGGTAGTAGGTCCACGACCGCCGCTCAATCTGCTGCGACTCGGCCAGTATCGAGGCGTGTGTAGCGGGCGCAATACCCTCTTCCTTTGCACGCTTCCAAACGGCCATGCCGTAGACGGTCTGCGTCTCTGCTGCCGCGTTACAGATGGCTACCTCGTACTGTGACAACGACCCGATACTTACACTCGCGGGCTGCGGGTGGAACTGAATCCCGACCTGCGCGGCCAGTGGTGCGACCAGCATCAGGGCGAGCAGAACGTTTTTCATATCACCTCCGTATGGTGTTGTAAACATTGGAAATATAGTTGGCAGATTTCTCTTGACACATCAGCGTTGATGTGTGAGAATTAGAGCATGGAAAGGACAGAGACAATGAACAGAGTCAAGGATCTATTCCACAGTGTTGATGATCTGGAAGCGCAGCGGGCAGGACATTGGACTATTGACGGAAGTATCAACCTAACCCGCGTTGCGGAGTTCAACGGCTGTAGTTTACCGGCCATGATCCAATGTTTGAAGGATTTCGGCATCCACTGGGAGGACGCCGACGCCTACGCTAAGTTGTTTGTGTCCCGTGATGAAGGTATAGGTGTGTTTGATTACCTCACGGGTCATCAAGCCGACAGATTGAGCGGCTGTCCGCTTCCCCCTGTTGGGAAGAACACAGCCGTTGAAGTAGTTGAGGGCTGGGTTGAAGTTAGAACCCGGTTCCACAGAGAATGTGAAATGGCCCCACAAACGGCGGTTCTAGTGTGGGACGACGCACTAGAACATTTTCGTGAGTACTGGAGTGGCTGGGAGCCAAACCTCGACATCCCCGCCGATGAGTTTTTCATGTTAAGGGATGCCGCTTTAGACGCATTCCATGATTACTATGAGTTTGAAATGGAGGCGCGTCGCGCCAACCCAGAACACGTCCCATGGAGTCTCAACCCTACCGCCTCCATAACAGAGGCGGTAGAAGAGTATGTTAAAGAGGCACCTAGAGCATGGGAATAAAAGACACCATAATTACCGAAGCGGCCCGGATCATGGCCAGCAAGCGCAAGGCGCACAAGGGCGGGCTTACCCCGAAACCGACGCCGTGCCCGAAGTGCGGGGCCAACTGCGAATCAGTCAGGGCAGCGCGGAAGTGCTGTGTGGGTAAGCCTCGCGCAGCATGTCCGCGATCTTCCGCTGATCCGTCTTCGTCTTCCTGACGGCGTGCGGTAGTACCTCAAGTAGCCCGTGGGGTATCGCACGCCAGCCCCTTGCCGGCCACTCGTCGAAGTCCCAAGAGGCGAAGACTTCAGCGTAGTTATCAGGATCATCCGGGTTACGGTGAAAGCAAATCTGTGGTGAGGGCCGCCCGTTCCAACGGTATGACGCCACCCAGACCTTGGCTCCTTCCGCTACGCCACCGTGGAAATATTCAGCCGCCGTCTGGATGCGGTCCCGGCTCCACCTCTCCTCTAGTAGCAGGTAGTGCAGGAACGCCCTTGACCGTATCCACCCGAATGCTCGATCCTCTTCGACTCTTGTTGCGGCGAACGCTCCGGGGAACCCGTTTGCCGTCAGCCAGTATTCTATGTTCTGCTCGATCAGGGTCAACCTTTCCTCTTCGATACACATCGTCATCCTCGTGCAGTGGCTGGTACATACCGTGAACGGGCATGGTGGGCCCCTAATGGGAAGCTTTGGGTTGAAACTCGACGTGAAGATGATCCGCTTCAAGGATCACGTCATAATTCCGTCCAGCACACTCGCGGATGCGCTCTGCTAGTTTTTGTAGATCGGCTAGGGGCACGTTGCGGGTGCGGAGGTCTATCGCTTGCCCGGCGTAGTGGAGGGAGCCAGTGCTATGCTTACCATCCACACAAGCCGTGACAGTGCAATCCTGCCCAAGCTCCTGATAGGCTCTCTCAGCGACAACGAGGGCCAAGAGGATCTCGGGGCGCATCCCGGTAATGCAGACTCCGGGTTTGAGTGTCAACATAACCTTACTCCTTCAGCATGTAGCAGCGGTTCACGAACTTGCGCAGATCGTTCCACCGCTTCTTGAGTTCCCGCCAGCGCTTGCGCTCTTCAGAGGCCATCTCTTCAGCGTCCAGGCGCGCGGAAACCGTATCCCATTCGATCCGGACAGTGACCCAGCCGAGCATCAGGTTATAGTCGATGGCGTGACCGCTGTTCAGAGCACCGGCCTGCTCATTGATCCACTGGTTATAGCTGCGCTTGAATGGCTCTGGCAGGGCCACAAGCGGGCCGGGGGACTCTTCGATGCGAACCTGCTCCCAAGCGCTGAATGCAGCCGCAAAGCGGGAAGCGGGATCATCTGGAGGCTTGTCGGCAGCGTGTAGACACACCCCAAGTAGCGCGACGATGAGGGGGAACTGCCACCGCGACATCACATACCTACTCAGACTCCGAGCTTGTTGGCGATCTTCTGGATGAGGGCACGATCCGCAGCGGTGAATCCATCGGCAACGGGAACTTCAGCTTGGAAGTCGGTGTTCTGAACTTCGACGATGCCGCCCATGGGGGAGGCCGAGAAGGCCAGCTTCTCGTTTACATCCAACGGGCGAAGCGGAACAGGGACGGAGGGGACGTTCGCGCCGGGAATGTTGGTACCCACAGGGGGAATGTTGACGGTAGCTGCTTCATCCTTGGACAGAACCAGCACGTCCAGAACAGGAGCGCCCTTCTCCACGATCGGCTTGCCTGTCGCAGTATTTACGGCGAGCACTGAATCGTAGACCACACTGCGCCGGGAAGACTCTGCGGCTCCTGGGTCGAACCAATGCTTCGGGGGGCGATCGGGATCAAACGCAGGGGCTTCTTCACCGACCATGTTTGCATACACTTCCCGCGTCTGAAACACGGGAAACAGATACAACGCATCAATACCGTAGCGTGCCTGTGGCAGACTCATTTTTTCTCCTCTTTCTGCTCCTTGAATCGCTTGTAGAGGTCGCCGACCTTCACACTCTCGATGTCTTTCTTCTGCGTATCCGTGGCGACGATCAGGCCGACGCCGACAAAGAACATCGCCCACGTTTCCTGATCCTTCAACGTCTCTGGATTCGTCACCCACGAGAACACGCAAAACGCGACAGCAGCAGCACCAGCAGCCGTAGTCTTCGGATGCACGGCGCGGCTAATGAACCACGCAATCAGCTTGTTCTTCACATAGCCTCCTTACTCATGCGGCCTCATCATGTATTTGATGTCCCGCGTCAGCTCCAGAACAGACGAGTCTATTGAAGCCAGCCGCTCGTCGATGCGACGGAGATCTGCCTGATACTCCGCCCGAGAGACACTCTGCTCCAGTCTGTCGGTGTTCGCCAGAACGTTCTGCATGATCGTCGCTTCGCGGCTCTCGATAGACAGGCGATCTGCAAAGATGCCCCCACAGAAAGTGAGCGCCAGAGCGATTACGCCAAGAACAATTTGCAGGGTTGTGCTTACACTCCTTAAGGGCATCTCGTTTACTCCCATTGGAATTTACTTCTGGTCTATGCGGACGTAGGTGCGTTTTTCCTTGAGCACGCCCACGCGCTTGAAAATAGTGATATCGCCGTTGCGGAGTCCTTCCGGTCGTTCGGCGGCAATGAGCATGTCGCCGTGTTCATCCCAGATGACGTAGATCTCCTCGGGCATGGGGGGTTTCACTGAAGCTTCACCTTGCCCCGAAACTTACCCTTGCCTCGGGCTTTGCCTTGGGGGGTGGTGGACCCGCGAGTGAGCCATTTAGCGTTGGCCTCCTGAACGTAAGAGATAAAGTCGCCCCAGTTGTACTCCTCGCCGCCGCAGGTGTAGGCACCCAGTGGACTGGAGCAAGACACACTGCCGGTGACGGACTCCACTCCGTCGTACGCGTTGTCGACGAGGGACACCAGTCCCCAGTCAGTTTGCTCGCCGGAATTGTCCAGGAACTGCCAGAGGAGAAAGCCCACAGCCTGATGCCACGCTACCAGCTTTGTGATGTCCGCAAGATGCAGGGCGCCTCGCGCTTCCTGTGTTTCGACGGACCACGTTGGCGGGGGATTACCCCAAATGGATGTTTCTGTGTAACGGTAGCGCCCTGAGTCAGCTTGGGCTGCCGAACCTGTCCAGATGGCAATCGGAACATCACCCGTGCATGCCTCTATCCAGGCCAATTGTTCGGTGGAAAGGTCGGTGCCGATGTTGACCACATCCAACACATCACCAGCAGCTTCTAGAATCGGGCACCTTCCCGGCGCTCGCCAGCCCGCACCACCGATGTTTGTCGGCCCAAAGAATAATTTGTTTGGAACCGCGCTGTTGTATGACGCCTTGGTTACACTAAGATACTGATAGGCAATCTTATAGAGAAAATCGTCAAGGTCCGCTGCACACTCCGCGTCAATATCCTCTTGAGTCATCCAGAGGTTCTCAGTGCCCAAGTGACTGCCGGTTCCGTTTTCGTCAAGCAGTCCGTCGCCTGTGCCCCAGCCACCATCCGAACCGAAGGTTGTGTAACTCGACCCCCACGCAGCGTTCAGCGCGGAAATGGTGCCGTACTTCGTCTCCAAGAAATCGGCCAGTTCGCTTTTGGTGTAGAACTCCGTGTCTGCGTAGTTCCCGTTGTAAGGATTGTCAGTCTGCGTCGGCGAGGCCACCAGTGCCATAAACCCGAGGTGGTTGCCGTACTTCTCCGGCGGATCGTTGGGAAAATCCGGCCCTGCGCCAAACCCGTTGATGAAATCCGTGTCCTCCGACATGAAACCGATCAGATACGGCGAGTCCTTGATGCCATATAGAATCTGGCCGGATGTCTCCGCGCTGTAGGTAAATAGCGCGTTGGAGCACGTAGTAAACGCGGGGTCGAACACGTCCGCGAAACTCGCGGAGTATTGGTTTCCGAATACTCCCGTGTCGATTCCTTTGTAGATATTTTTGATATTGTAGGTGCCGCTGAGGACACAGTTAATGGAGGGGTTCACATAACCATCGCCGTTCACGAACGGCAGTTTGGTTACGCTCTGGTTCATCGGCAGAACACCATTGTACGTACCCGGACCAAGGGCATTGAACCCCCACGCCTCTAGCCTTAGAAGTTGCGCTGGCCATTTCTGCGCACCATACTTAGCCGTCGCACGCGTTTCCCAGTCGGACCCCAGCTCGTCTGTCCAACTATTGCCCGTGACGTAATACACGCCCTCCATAAAGTAGGCGTATCCCTCTGGATCGCAGAGCCACCACTGCCCGTTCACCTTCTCGGTGTAGACGTGCCCTGTCGCTCCGCCCGTGCAACTGATGTCGGTGCGCCCGTAGTAAGTGCCCTGCTCCCCAAACGTGGGCAGACTGGTAACTATAAGGACAATGAGGATGGCTGTTAGATGTTTCATGGCTTGAACGCTGCAGCAATGCAGTCGTAACTGGTGGTCGGGTCGTAGGTTTTTACCCCTGCGGTAGGAAAAGGCTCGCCATCCAGTATTGTTTTCTGGTACCACCCATAGGAGTCTATTTGTGACCACGCCGGATCACTAACCGCAGAATCGTGCACGACCAACCCAAGGGCGAAAGTGTTTGCGGCCACCGTGGTGAATCCCGCGCTTCCCGTTCCACTGCCGTACGAGTCCACCGGGTCAGTGGTAGAAGCCCCTTCTATCTCAATCGCTACCATTTGCCCCGACACATCGTTCTGGCTTAGAGTGCATGAAATCGTCGTCACGGCTGCTGCGTTTTTGAAATAGAAGAATTGGTAGGCTCGCCCCGCGCTGCTGTCGTTACGTTGAGATGTGACTGCCGTATATGCCCCATTCGTTGCATCGGAGCACGACATACTAGCTCCGGTGTAACTTACCCACACACCAACCGCAATCAAATTGTTGGCCGTGACTGCGCTAGGCAGGTTACAGGAAAAGGTGTTTGGGGTAGATCCGGTGCTGTAGGCGTGGCATTCCTGCCCTGTTACTTGCGATGGGGGCGTACCCCCAGTGGCGGGAGTGCGCCGAATGAAAACGATGTCGCTCTGCGCAAACGCTGCGAGACTAAGTAGCAAGCAAAATAGTAATCTCATTAGTCAATCGTCCCCGAGATAGTCACGGCTACCCACGTGGCCGTACCACCAGCCGTTACCGTCAAATGGTCAATACGGTTCGTGGCCGCGATTGCATTTTCTGTACCCGAGAAGCTGGTCAGGATGCCGTCTGATCCGTCCGTTCCACTCGGTGTTGCATCGCAGGTCAACGCGGACGCGAACATGTTCGCAGGTGAACCGTCATCGCGTTGGAGCTGCATTGTGGGGGAACCTGCATCCGACTCACAGACAACCTTCGTGATAGTTCGAGCACTCTCCTCATTGCGCCAGATACTCGCCTCGTCGTCGGTGTCCTGTAGTACATAGGAAGTTCCCGTGCCCCAGAATTTGTAGTGTACTTGCCACGTTTTGTACTTGGACGCTGTTACTGAATCAGCGATAGTGCCAGAGGTGATTGCAGCCGCGCTAAGTGCTCCACCCCCTGCGGCATCCTGATGGCTGTGCTGCGCGTTCGTCATCGAGGCAATTGTTGGGGCAACGATAGTAGGGGATTGGCTGGCGACCAGTTCGGTGCCAGTGCCGGTGAGCGTTCCCACCGCTACGGCCTTACTTCCCCCGCCCAACACCGGCAAGTTGGAAGTGAGCGTCCCTGCCGCCGTGACCATGTTGGTGATGTCGCCCGTGTTGACGTAGGAAACCTCGCTACCACCATAGGCGCGGGATTTCAGTGCACCCGAGGTGGTGTAGATCCGCGTGTAGCCCGAGGTGTCCGGTGCGGCGGGAGAGGATACGTCATACAACTCAATTCCGTCGCCTGAGCCATCCACGTCGATCCCTTTGACGTAGAGGATGCCGTCCACGTCCAGCCGTGCCAGCACAGTATCTTCAGCGGCGTTCTTAAAGAGAAAGAAATTGCCAGTCGGCGTTGAATCCGTGTACCGCTTCCCGTAGATCGTCTCTACCGTATCGCTGGCTTGGTTGATCGTGAACAGCCCCGCCGCGCTCTTCATCAACACATCCATTCGGTCAGATGCAGGAGTGAAGTGCAGGACGCCGCTAGAGAACTCAAAAGCTCCCGCAACGGGGACGGTTAGGTTGGTCCCATCCGTAAACAGCAGAGGAGCCGTCTTCGCCGTGGCCGTGCCTGCGGGAAGATGGAAGCGAGCACCCGGATCAGTCACCGCGTCGAATCCCCACCGTCCGTCATGCGTCACAGACCAGAGTCGCGTAAGGCTACCACCCGGAACGTCCCCTTGATAAGCAGTCCACAAAACATCATCTGCAGAACCATTGCCGTTTGTGTCGAGGTACCAGTGATACCCCCCCCTCGCAGCCGAATCCAAGTCTCCTGATATCAAACTCGCAAAGTACTCATCCGTCCCGCCGATACCGACCTTCGTTGTGCCTGAAACCGACATCCCCGCAAACACCGGCAATGTGCTTGTTGCAAGTTCGTTGCCTGTCCCGGTCTTCGTGCCTACCTTAATGTCGTCTGTTCCGTTGCCAAACACAGGCAAATCCGCAGTAAGTGCGCCCGCTGTATGCGTAACCGTGCCAGCCCCGCCAGGGGTATCACACGTACCATCGCTCTTGAGGTATCCCGAGCAACTGCCACCACCAAAGAGTGCGACCGTATCTCCGTACTCGCCCGCAGAGATTACGCCAGAATCGATAGATACGAGGTTTGCTGTGAGCGTCGAAGCATCTGTACCCCTTGCGCCGCCTGCGCCTTGTACTAGTGCGTTGTCTGCGATCACTGCCGCCGCGCTGAGCGTGGTTGAAACTGGCGCGATACCAGCCTCCGCCAAAGTCTGGTTCTCCCAGTGGTCGGTGACGTACTGTGCAACGTCCTTGTCGGTAGGAGAGTCCTCAGTTACATTGTCCAGATCTCCAAAGCCCCACACCTCTTCTCCCACCGAAGATGCTAATTTTGCCCCAGCATCTAACCCCGCATAGCCACTTGCAGCGTCCTTGTTAGCTTGCACCTCCACAGTGGCATTCGCATCGGGGAAGGTATACGTCCGCGCCTGCGAGGGCCCCGTGGTCTGAAAGTACTGGATACCCAAGTCTGCAAGGGCCTCTGCGTCTGAGCGATAGGTGAATCCTGCCTGATCGCCCGTGTCCACCTGTACCCACTCTCCAGACGCCGGAGTGTCGGCCCCGTCGTCAATCTCATCCGTCCCTACACTGTCCGTTCCAGCCCCGGAGACGTTGCTTAGATTCGCACCTAGAGCCGTCTCTATGGCCTGTATTTCTTCGCGGAGAGCGTTGTGGTGATAGCTTGTGATGTTGCCGTAGACGACCGCATTGCCAGCGTGGGGAACGGCGTTTGTTCCGTTGAATCCGCGAGTCACGGTGAGGGTGTTTGTAGAAATGTTCGTCACCTGCATCTGCTCGCTGTCAATCGTGATCGTCTGATACTGGACAAACTGTGACCCACTGAGCACATCGAACGACGTGGCTTCAGACGAGATTGACTCCGCGAGGCGGCTAGTGCTTCTATCTTTTCCCACAAGCAAGTCCGAATCAGACGCTATAGACGTAGGAAAGCTGGCGGTCTGCGCAAACAGACAGACCCCAGCTACAAGCATGAATGCGAGTGCTTTCATCTTTTCCCCTTCTGGTGTTTTGCTAGAACTGCGGTGTGTTGATGCCTGCGGCGGTTAGGTTGATCTCGCGTAGTAGCAACACAACACTCTCTCGAAAATCGCCCAAGTCTAAGGTGTAGTAAAACCGCCCCGGTGCCCACGGCGTCATCGTGATGCGCCGTGTCAGAAAGTCAGCGTCGATGTTAAGACTCGGTAGCACCACATGCACCAAGTCCCCGATTTCGATGCCCTCTCTCATCACAGTGCAGTTGAGTGCTTTTCCCGGCCATGAGCCTTTAGCTACAACCGCTAAAGCTTGCTGCTCCGCCTGCGCTTGTGTGACCACGGTGGTATTCAAATAACTCTTCTCAAACAGGCCGTATTCTGCTTGACTGTCCGTGTCCTCTTCGGTTCCGACAATCATCTCGCCGGGAATATACGTGATCTCAAGTTCTGGGTCGTCTGACGAGTCCTGCGTAGCGATAGTGAGTTGGTTGTCGCCTGTCGGCGCACCGCTCGTGTAGAGGTGAAAGCGGAACCCCGTGTAACCCGTCTTCGAGATGTTTGAATCGGGATCATTGAGGGGCAGGTTCAACCACCCGCTAGATGATATGGTCGAGAGGGCTTTATAGCTCACCGCGTCTTGTGCCGGCGTCTCGGTATAGTCTCCTGCCTCGATCGGCCAGTTAGCAGAGTCGTAGTACTCTACCCCTAACGATGCGCCATCCACATCCGTCTTCGACGTGACGTTGACTTTGAGCGTAGCGCCCGTGATGGTGGACCCGTCTGGTAGCCCTGACGTGTCCACTCGCATCATCGCGCAGGTCAGCTTGTAGGTGTCCCCGCCGTCTGTGTAGTAGACCGTGAGATTTGCGTCTGTAAACGACAGTGCGTTTATGCCAGTCGGAGTGACGAATAACTTAGAATGAATCCGTAGTCCGGTATACCCCGTCTTATTGATACCGCTGGTATTGCTGAGGTCAAACGCTCCCAGTGCTCCCGTGTAGTAGTTGTACCCCCATGCCGTATTGGACGGGGTGAACTCGTAATCTGCGGTGCTGAATGAGGGAGTGTACCACTCGACGCCAATATACAGCCCGTCCGTGTTGGTCGCAGACGTCCCGGTTAACTCTAACTGCGTTGAAGTAATTGTGGCAGTGTCTGGAATTCCACCGGTGTTGAACGACAGGACGGGACTGCTCACATAGTAATCGCTCGTGAAGGGATAGTTCTTTGAGCGTCTCGCGTAGTACGGAGAACTCGCAGAATATCCAGGCGTTCCCGAAGGCGGGTAGCCAATACTGTAGCAGTACGGCGTCCCCTTCTGCGCCGCGCTGGGGTTGATATTACTACTCCCCGGCTGAATCAACTGCCGCCGTATAGTGACTGTCTCGCCGTCTGTGACGGCTGTGGCTGTCCCCCCAGGTGGCCAGGAGCCGTCCGACTTGTACACATCCCCATCGTCACCAGATGCTCCTGGCGTGTATTCTACCACAGTCGTGTCCTCGGACAGCATATTCCGCACGGTGGCCTTGTTACATGGGTTTGAAAAGTCCTCTGTGTACACCATGGGCGGGTCAACTAAAATACCCCCAGACGTGGCGTCCTCCGCCGCTTCGGTAAGGCTGAAGGGCGACATCTCCTCCCCCTTCTCGAAGTAATGCAGACGCATCTCGGTGTCCAAGTACCAGACGGCTTGAGTCAACCCGGCGATTGCCTGCATGCACTGCAGAAGCGTTTTTCCGCTCAGGTCTATGCTGGGTATGGTGGTGACTTCATTGACGTACGTGGTCACATCCACTTGCGATAAGTGCGCGGCGAACAAGTACTGAATAATGTACTTATCCGTCTGGTCTGTGAATGATTGTGTCCCGATCAGCACTGACGATAATAGGCGTGCGTGATCTTGACACGTGACCCCCCAGATCGCCACGTCTGGGTTAATCCTCATCGGACTTAGGCGGGCTATATACCCGTCAAACAGCGTCCCATCCACACTGTTAAGGCGGACAGCATTACCAGGTCGCACGCCCGGATCTCCAGCGGGCAGGCGAAGCTTGAAGTCCAGTGTGCCTATCGCACCGTTGATTTCCTTGGCAAGTACAAAGTCCGGCACATGCGTCTTATCAAGGTATTCAACGTCAGCTATCCGCAAAGACGTAAGTATCCCGCATGGCGGTTGATCAAATAGCGCCTCGTCGAAAAGCGCATCGTCGAACCGCCCACCGAACTGCACCATTAGGCGTACCCCATCTGCAGTTTCAGTTGAGATACCACGTCATTGGCTATAGCTGTGGATGACTGCCCAGCGGTTGGTGTTATGTTGATGGTGACGGTGCCGCCCGTGTTTTTCGATGTGATGGCATCATAAAGACTATCCGCTTTCACCTTCACCGCATCCATCAACTCTCCCACGCGGTCGTATATGTCAACTAACCGAAAGTCTTTCGGCAACTCCAGCTTCAGGGTGTCCAGCGAGTCGTTCACATACCCCAGAGCCTCTGCGGTCTTCTGTGTTGCTGTGACAATTCCACCGTCGGCGCGAGAGCCCAGGTAGTTCTCGATTCGGATAAGCGTGCGGCCCTGTTCGCCCAGGTCATTCGCCATTCCGTAATCCATCACGGCGCTCGCTATGGATGCGCCAGCGTTTAGCCAACTAGCTATTCCATCGCCGCCGCCACCACCGCCGCCACCGCCGCTGGCTGCAGAACCAGCAGCGGAACCCGCGCCCGCACTTATATCCGCAGCGGTAGCTAAAGCGTCACCGCCGATTCCGAACGCGCCCGCGATGGCGTTCCCTAGCGCCTTGATCGGCCCGTCGATAAATCCCTTGATCGCCCCTAGGACCTGCTCGCTAGCAAGTTCCGTGGCAAACCGCGCAAGCGCCTTGCTGCCCTCGCTGAATACGTCCGCCAGCGCGGATTTCATCGCACCGAAGACGCCGATGTGCGAGGCTTTCAGTTCCTCTAGCTTGAGATCCGTGTCTGTTTTGTAGGCGTCATACTCATCACGTTGTCTTTCGAGGGACGCTTTCAGGTCAGCCTCTTCCTGCGCTCTCGCCTCCGCGTTCGCGGTGACCAGTTCCTCCATCTTCGATTTGATATCTTCCGTGTAGGCTTCGTGATCCTCCGTCTTCCGCTTGATGCTTTCCTGTACGTCTTTGATCTCTTCGGCCTGATCTTCTTTGTGCTTTTGCGCTAACGCTTTTCGCTCAGCCTCAATGTCGGCGCAGTAAGTGTTGTAGTCCTCCGTTCTGTCGGCTAGGCTCTGCCGGAGATCGTCTTCTTCGGCGGAATTCTGTCCACCATGCGCAGCTCGTACCCGCTCAATCTGAATCAAGGTGTCGCGCTTGTATCGCTCATAGTCCGTCGTCCTATCCCGCAAGCTCCGGTCAAGGCGGTCGGACTCATCTCTGTACTCTTCCGCGTGCTCTTGCTTTATGTCTTCAATGCGGTCTTCCGAGTCCTCCATGAAGCGGTCGTAACTCTTCTCCTGATCCTTCAATTGGTCCTTGAGTTCGTCCGTCTGGTCTTCCAGTTCCTTGCGGTGCTTTTCGCTGATCTCGCGCAAATCGTCTACCACGTCATACTGATACTGTTGCCATTCCGACGTGCGCTCGCGCAGGCTGTCGCGAAGTTCCTGCTCCTGTTTCTCTAACTGGCGGTTATGCTCTGGAATGGACCACAACTTGTCCACAATGTTCCGCGACATGTCCGTGAAGATCGTGGACACCTGAGAACTTAGGCCAGACCACATAGATTTCTGCTCAGACACAGAGTGCCCCAGGGCGCGCTCGTTCGCCTCATAGGCTGCGCGCTGAGCGGCTAAGATATCCTGCGCGGAGGCTGTGCCAGAACTTTCAATAGACTCATACGCCCGCTTTGCCGCATCCGCCTTGTCGCGCAAGGATTGGGACGTCTCGATACCCAGTTCCCGGTATGCGTCTTCGAGGACCGCAATCTTGCCAGCCGCTTCCATTGCGGCTTGAGCTTGATCGCTTAATCCGGTGGCATAAGCAGCCGCGTTTGACATAGCCATTTCCCGTGACCCGTCCGCAATGGCGCGTGTCAAAGCATCTGCCTGCATCGCAGCCTCGTTCGACATGCGGATATAGCCGAGCGTGATCTGGTTCAGGTTATAGAGCGCATCGGCATAATCAACGGTTTCCCCGTAAGCCGCCCAGTACACCTCGTTCAGCTTCTGCAGCGCGGCAGACTGTTGCTCTGTGGTGAGTTTTTGGAATTCGCCAGACTCGACCAAAGTGTCATACGCGCTTCGCAGGTCAGCGTAGTCTTTCCGCAGATCCGTAACATCGAACGCAGCATAAGCAGCCGCTAGTTTCTTCTGAGCCTCTTCGTGGTCTTCTGTTTTACGGATGAGCGCTTCCGTCTCCTGCTTCATCCGGTCGTACTCGTCCGCCAGAGCCTCTTCCGCCTGCTTCTGTTGGATCGCGGCATCTTTCGCCGCACACAGCGCTTCCAAGTACTGCCGCAAACTCATCTTGCCGCGCTCTACTACGATCCCCTGCGCGGCATATGCCTCGGAGAGTTTCTGTACTTCCGCTTCCGCCTTCTTATAATCCGAGCTGAACTGCTCCAGAAATTTCCCCAGATTCCACCCTGCAAACGCGGCCACCGCCAGAGCCGGGATCTTACCCAGCCCGGAAAGGACAGATGGCAACGCCATCTTCACCATCGACAATCCTGTTAGTAGCACCGGGAGCTTCGCGCTAACTAACCCAACCGCCAGCGCGACCGGGCCAAGCGCAGCCGCGACCGCAGCCGCTCCTATCACGATTCCCTGCATTGGAGCGGGCATATTGCCGAACGCCTTAGCAAGCGTCTCCATTGCCTTCAGTGCGGGTTCGGCCATCTTTGCCAGCACGCTAATGGCTGGAGCGAGCGCGCTTCCGATCTCAATAGCAGAGTCTGTGACTCGACTCTTGAGGAGTTTCATCTGCGAGGAGAATGACTGAAGTTGTTTATTAGCCACTTCGTCCGTAGTCCCCGCCGCGCTTCGCAGGTCCGCCTCGTACTTCTTAATAGCGCCAGAGGTTCCCACTAGCGCCTGCAAAGCCGCCACGGACTTATCGGAGAAGCCCAGCATGAGCAGTGTGGCCTTCTTCTGCTCATCCGACATCCCTCCCAGCGCTCCCTCAAGGTCGCCGATGATGTCACCAAGGTTATTCATCTCGCCTTGGTTGTCGTAAACAGCAATCCCTAGGCCCTTGAATTCCTTAGCGTTCGATAGAGCCTTTGTCTGTAAGTCGCGAAGAACGATACTAAACTGTGTTCCGGCTTCTGACCCCTTCACGCCCTGGTCAGCAAATGCCGCTAACACCGCTACGCCCTCTTCGGTGTCTTTCCCTAAGATGCGCATAGCGGCTCCAGCCTTTGTGGTCAACGCTTCGGAGAACTGCTGCACAGACGCGTTCGCTAACGTGTTTGCTTTCACCAACACGTCCGACACTTGAACCATGTTGTTCATGTTGGCCACAGCGTCATCGCGGATGGTTAGACCCAGTGCCGACTGCGCGTCTGTCAGTAAGTCCGTGGCGGTTGCCATGTCGAACATTCCGGCCTGAGCAAATCGCGTGACTACGGGAAGTGCCTCCACCGACGCCTTCGCATCTAACCCAGCCGATGCGAGATAGTAGTACGACTGTGCCGCCTGCTCTGCGCTGAACGTGCTCTCCTTCGCCATTTGTCGCGCAGAGTCAGACATCTCACCGCGCATAGACTCCGACACGTCGCCCATGATCGCCAGCGATTCGTTCATCGCTGCATCGAAGTCCGCAAACGACTTCACCGACACCGCCCCTAGCGCAGCTAGGGGGATGGTTACAGCGCCAGTGAGCGCAGTCCCGATGGTGGTTAGCTTCGCCCCCATCGCCTGAAAACCCGCCGTGGCTTTGTTGGCGTCCCGGTTGAGTTGCCCCAGTTGCGTATTGACATTGCCCATCTTTAGCGTGAAGTCGCGTATGTCGGCTCCAACGCGGACAGTCATGTCACCCAGATTTGCCACGGCGTTTCTCCTTCAGTTTAAAGACTGCGTTTAACTGACTTAGCTTGTGGTTAATTTCCATCGCAGACATCGCCTTAGACGTAGGCGCAGCATCTCTCTTTCCGGTGCCGTCGATTTCCTGCTGGCGGTCGATTAAGGCGTCGTATTCTAGCGGGGTAAGTGTCCAGAATTCTTCTGCGGTTAGTTTGAGATATTGTCTGGCGACGCTCCAGTGATAGAGCCAGTTCCACTCTCTGCGCTCTTTCGTGGAGTCGTCTTCGTAGGGCGGGCGGGGGTAGATGCCTCTTTTACATCCGTGTAGACGTGGGCCACATGCTCCATGTCGCCGGGGAACTGACTGATGAAGTCGTTAAAACTCAGACCCCCCTTGTCCAACATGGCATGATACAGCGCATGCGCCATATACTCTACGCCCGCTTCATGAACGCGATGTAGCGGTAGTTCTATGTCGTCGCATGCCAGTTTTGATGCTCCAAAAGAGAGGAGGAACTCTCGCTCCTCCCCATTCAACATAAGCACCTTCACCGGCGTGATCGCTCGGGCTTTCTTAGTCATAGTGATTACAGTTCAGACGCTCCAGCGGGATACTTCGCGAAGCTAGTGCCGTCGAAGCGGAGCGTTACCTCCAGTTCTTGCCGTTGGTCAATTTCAGCAACGGGCTTCCACCTCTTGACCCACGCCTGGAATTCAAACGCGGTGTATTCGCTCTGTGAGCGGTCTACCGGGACTTCAATTCTCCACCACAGCGTTGTTCCCGCTGCTTGATGGGTGAACAATGCGTCCTGATCTGCCGATGAGCCTTCGTCAAGGTCGGCGAGCAACCGCATGTTCGTTTCCGTAACATCGACAAGTCCCGGAATAAATCTGCGGTACTTGCTTGTACTATGTACGGTGGATTCAACTTCACTCGGATCTAGTCCCGGCAGGTCAGTCGTAAGCACCTGCCCTACGCTAGTCCATGAAACCGGCGACGTTACTGAGAAGCCAATTTTGACGCCATTGCCAAGCATCCCATCTGTTGCCATAGTTATACCCTCCCTGTCTCACGACGGTGATTTGTTTGCGCGGTGTCCAGTCATCACGACGGTCTAACGCAGCCGCGCCTACGTTCCTAGTAGGAAAGTGGGATTACTACAGTGCCTCTGCTATGCGAAAAGTGAGTGCGAAGTTCTCTGTGTTGGTTTCGTCATCCCTGCCGATGTACCATGGGCCGGGTCTGAATTGAATATCTACCCCGTCCGCATGTATCCCATCCATCGCGTCTCGAACGGCTACAGCCACAGCGCTGCCCGTGGCGTATGTGTCCGACACGATGCTAACTTGGTAGAAGTCCCACACGCGGAGCGCCTTCAACCCGGAATGGTCTCTTGTCGGCTCTATACTCACGGGAAAGTGAACCACGTAGGGACGATCTAGCCCTTGCCAATCTCCGGGGACCTTGATGCGCGATGCGGGACATAGATCCGTCACGCTAGACTCAGCGGACAGAATCTCGTATATTTTTTCTTCTATGACCATAATCACATCCCCTGGAACTTGATCAAAGATAGCTAAGTCGAACCGTGAGTCGTCAAAGCGGCCACGATAAAGGGGCATGATTACTTCCGTGCTGCCTGTTCGACAACCTTCTGAAGCCCCTCTATGATGATTGTGGATACCGTTCGCTGCGTTGCGGTAATCGCCGGTCTCATATACGGCTGCGCCCGAAAAGTGGATCGCGCCGGTATTCCATACTCCAGCCAGTGAAAGTGCGGGGCTATCTTCGGATTAACCCCTACCAGCACGTTGGGTTTTCCCTTGTCCCCATAGGCCGCAAAGATGGCGTCCCGCAGGTGTCTCTGTTCGGTTATCTTCCCCTTGGACAGCAGTTTCTCGCGGTCCTCGTTGTAGGGTGCTATATCTCGCGCTTCATCGCGCAAGACTAACGCGCCCTTCATAAAGACGCGCTTAACCTCCGGCCCGGTCACCGCGTCAAGTATGTCGCTAATCCGTTCCTGAATAGCTTCTGCGCCGTCTATGCGAAGACCTTTTCGAGCCGCCCTATTCAGGCTGGATTGTGTTACCGCACGTTTCGCCATTAGTCCACGTACTCCTTGCACACCATCACGAACTCGCGCTTCCTGCCGTCGGGGTCTTCCGCGTCGAGAATGTCCAGCGTTCGCGACCCCCATGTTATGCGATCTTTCCGGTTGATCGTGACTCCCGGCTGATATCTCATTCGGACTTTGAACCGAGCTTCCGCCCAGGTCTGCTGCGATGCTTCCAGCTCGCGCCCTTGCATGGCACGAACTTCCGCCCAGAACGGCCCGCTCGTGCTGGCAGAATCCCAGTCTCCCGTTGCATAGCCCATCGATCCCTCTACATCATCCGGCGCATGAACGATGGTTATGCGCTGTCGCATCAAGCCAGCTCGCATAGTTTCTCCAGTTGAAGTGGTCCCGCATGCACCAGGGATGCGTCTGCGGGAGTGTCGAGCATGTATTTAACGTCCTGCATGGAGATTACCCCGCGCCGAACTAGATCCTGCGTTCGTGGAAGCTCAGTCAGCGTCACATTGTCACCCTGGGTCATGTGACGGTAACTGTCCTCTGCCCTATTCAGCCAGTCTATGCTGGTGTAGTAATCGAGCTTGCGCACTCTGTCCGCCCGATGCATGTAGCCGTAATGAAGCAAGACCGCAGGACATCTCCCGTGCCCGTGAATGAACCGCTGCGGCACAGATGAACAATGCAGGTTCGGGGAGTTATTCCCGCTTCTTCGTCCAAACGGCGTAGACAGGAACTTCAACTCATTGATTATGAGTTCGTCTCTACCGTGATACGGTGCGAACAAGGACGGTCGCCAGAAGCTGCCGTAAATGCGGTCTGTACGGACAGTGTTCTCATCGTTCCATAAGAACGCGATTCGGAAAGCATACGCATGACAGCTTTCCGTTTCAACCACGGTCTCGCGGATGATCTCCGCACCTCCCGGAACGAGCACCTCATCGCCATCGATACAGACAATCCAGTCAGGATCGCATGCTGCCCTCACCCGCTCGGCCAGCCAGTTCTTATCCCTCGCCTCGTCCAAGCCAGCAAATGGCGACGGGTAAACAGTAACGCGGTCGAAGCCCTTGCATATCTCAGCGGTGCGATCTTGACTGTGGTCGTCTAGGACAAATACTCTTTCACACAGCGGCAGGATGGACTCTATTGCGTCCGATATCCAGCGTTCTTCATCGCGGATACGGAGCATCGCGGCGAAACGCTTAGATTGCTCGGCCAACGTAGCACCCCTTCGGCTTCAGCACTTTAATCACATCCATCTCTCCGACGCCTGGAACATGCACGCTTTCAGGGTGCGCGTTAAGTTGCGGGTATGACGCCAGCGTCATACGCTCCAAATAGAGCGCGTCTACGTTCCAGTCGGTAAACCGCAACATTCGATCGTCATAGCGGGTCATTGAATACTTCAACTCATCGCCGGCAAAATACCCGTTCCACTTATTCATCCAGCGCACGACGCCATCGTGGATTCTCCCCCCCGGCTTGTGGTCCTCTTCGGATCGCTTCGTCGCTGTCTCGTGGTGCAACACGGTAACATCTGGCCGACAGGCGACGCGCCATCCGTGCAACCTGAGCCGGATCATGTAATCTACTTCCTCGTGATGCCCTAGTGCTGTGTCGAAAAGCGGCGCCCCCAACGGACCGCGCCTCTGCGTGGAAACGTCCTCTACCGCCTTACGCCGCAGCATCCAGCAATACCCAGCGTTCCAAAGGCACTCATGGTATTGGCCGTTGTAGAATCCGTAATGTCCTCTACCTGGAAACACCCAGCCGATCTCGTCGTAATCAAGCATCGGCTTGATGAGCAACACGTCCCAGCCGTGTGTCCTGATCTCTATGTCGTTGTCGCAGTAGGCTACATATTCCGTGTCGGCCAGTTCTAGCAGTTTATTGACAGCCCCAACGTAGCCGACGTTCTGCGGCATCCAGATCGGGAACACTCGGTCACTTAGACGTTCATACTCTGCTATTACCTTGCGTGCAGCGTCATCGTCCGCAGCTCCGGGATTATGAATAACCACGACCTTGTAGTTGGTGACGCTCATTTCGCAGATGCTTTTGAGCGTGGCCCGCAACTTTTCCGCATTGCCGTAGCTGGCTATGCCTATCGTCAGGTCTTCCTTCATGGCAATTCCCAGTCATCCACGGGCCATTCGTCGCGGTTCCCTGGGGTCCAGGCCGGGGTGGGCATGTTTATAATCCACGACTCTGCGTCGCTGTTGTTGATTAGCTGCGATGGGGTGCCCGCCTTGACGATCAGCCGATCCCCTTGCCAGAGATACGCTGTTGAATACTCGCCCGTCTTCTCGTCCCGCGTTACGATGATAACCGCACCCTTGATGCAGTGGTATCGCTGCTCCCTAATCTTGTGCAGATGTGGCCCCTTGGAACACCCCGGCGCGACCACCGTTAAGTACACTTGCGCAGGCTGTAGGTCAGGGCGCTCTTCAACGTTCCAGAGCGGCATGAGCCAGCCGTTAGTCTTACCCTGCGGGTCTCTTGTTTCTATGATTCGTCCCATACTGTTTCGTCAATCCACCACGTCCACAATGCTGCATCTGCCTCCGTATACCGTTTCCATGGCCGCTGCCACCCCTTATCGATATACTCATCTGAAATGGACCTCCAGGGATTCATCGGCAACCGATCCAAGAGGAACATCTTGATCGATGGAGATAGCCACCCTTTTTTCACCTGCGGATGTTCTAACTGCCACTTGTCAAAGCCGCCGTGTACGGCAACTGGCTCCATCGGATCAGAGAACACATCCCGGCGCATTATGCCGACCCCGCCTATTGCTCGGGTATCCACGTATCCTCGCGGGTCGGTTTGTGGCACCCGCTGCGGTTCTAGTCCCAGCAGCGCGAGATTGGGATTCCTTTGCATCACGTCAAGCGCCACATCCAGCCACCGGGGAGGCAGCATCACGTCGTTGTCTACCTTCACGAATAGGTCGCATTTGCAGCCCGCCAAGTACGCATTCATCACCGCTACTGGGCTTCCGTACCTCCCCCGGTGTACCTCCGCTGGTACGCCTACCTCGTTAGCGAACGCAGCCGCAACGCACTCCGCGCCGTCACCCGAACCGTCATCGTAGAGGTCTATCCGTGTTACGCGGTCCCAATTCGTGTTCCGCTTCAGCGCCGTCAGACTATCCTCCGTGAACGACTTGCGGTTGTGCGCTAAGTAGAGAATGCCCGTAGTCATCGTGCCGCCTTATACTGAGATATCCGCTCTCTCATGGCTACGTGGCTAGGGCCGTGTTCTGGTTGCCGGTATAGCCGATTCGCGCTGTAGGCGTGCGGAAGTATTGTGATCTTGGGATACACTGTTTTGTGCGGGTTTAGCGTGGCGAACACCCGATCGCACTCGCGGTAAAACAGGGCGTCTCGCTTCCACCCGCCAAACACGGCTAATCTGCGTTTGTCGAACAGCGCTCCAAAACCCACTAACGTTTCCTCTCCGGGGTAGCTTTTTGCATGTTCAGGCGTCATCGCATTGCAGATGAACGCTGAATCGTACGCCGCCAGCAGCGGTGTGATGTCCGTCACACAGTCATCATCCTGCGTGTAGATAAGTTCGTTCGCTGCTTGAACGGCTCCTCGATATCGGTTGAACGGGGTGTCGCCGATCTTGATGATGATTTCCGTTATTTCTGGATAATGGCGAAGGCTGTCCACCACGCGGGAGAGGTCAACGTCCCCTCTAGTGGGAATCACCGCAGAGACTTTCATAGTTGCTTGCGTAGTTCTGTACTGGAAACACCTTTCGTGTAAGGGACAAATTCTATAGGAACGCCAAGGTCGTCCAGTACGACCCTTCCCGGAAAGTCCCTCCAGTCGTCCCCACGCATGTAAACTAAATCAAACTTGTTGCGGTAATCCCGCACCGTCTCCCAGAACTCGCTCTTCGGCAAGGGAGAGTAGGCGTATCGAACAATGTCCACCAGCCCTGTGTCGATCAGGTTGCGCGTGCGTTTCTCAAGGCTCTCGATGGGCAATTTCCCTTTGCTCTCAAATGTGGTAAACCCGTCGTGCAGGATCACCATCGTCAAATCACCGCGCTCGCGCATCTTGCGCAGCAGGTTGATGTGTCCCGTATGCAACATGTCCATCACTGCCGCTGTGAAAACTAATGTCATCACTTCTCCTTACGTGGGGATAAGGATGTCGTAATCGTCCCTGATTGAGGCCCGGTTGCTCTGCTCATACCACTGAAACGCTGGGCGTCGAATCTCCGTTCTCCAGTCACCGTATCGTGCGGTAAGGAAACCTTCGGGATCTGCCGGAGTGCGGAAGGTCATACCGTAAAACTCCACCGTTCCGAACGTGGCGTAGTGCTTGTCGGGATAGACAAAGGCCATGTGCCCTTTGGGACCGCTGCCCAGGTTGTAGCATTCCGGTCGCGTCGGATGATGGCAGACTCGAATCAGGTCGAAGTGTGAGGTGCCACGTATCAGTCCGATTCCTTCAATGCGCCCCTCGCGGCACACTGCGGACTTGTAGAACAGCGTCTTGAACACCGTAAAGCCTAATGGGGCCATAGCGCGGATCAGTATGCCCGTTCTGTCGTAATCCTTCGACAGTATCCCGATGTCTATGTCATCCCAATCGTTCTCACAGAAGTCCCCGTCTCTCAGCGCACCGAGCAGGGTTCCATCCATAAGACAGTAAGACAGTCCGATCTCACCAGCTACACGGTGAAAGTCTGTGAGGTTTGCAACCGCTTCTTCTTTTCCGGTCAGTGCCACGTCCAACACCCGTTATCCTCGTAGGCTCGTTTTGCCGCCCTATAGGTGGCAGGGTCTTTCCCGTTCACTGGGCAATACAGCGTCGCCATGCAGGCGTTGTGCACCATGATGTGATCCGCGTGGCCGTACTCTCCATTTGCGTTGTGCGTCGTCACTTCATCGGCCTGCAGATCCCGAAGAAACGCACACAATTCCGTATAGTTCTGCTCGTGGTGCGCTTTCTGCGAAGGGTCGCGCCAGTAGTTCGATTCGGTGAGGCCAAGGCATGTGATCCGGTCCTTTAGGGGATGCGCTGCCAAAGCTGCGGCCCTGTGTCCACCCTGTAGCGCGTTGTCTTTCCTGCCTTGGTGGACAATAATGATCCGGTCGAATGTCTCAGCGGCGAACCACAGGATCTCATCGTCGGGATGCGCTACGATAAGAACTCTCATGTCTTCTCGTAGTAGTTGCTAGACAACTGCTTGAATCCCAGTCCAGCCAGCAGTGGGTCCCACTCGTTGACGTAGCGGTCATTTCGTTCAAGGTGCATCGGCATTCCACCGTGATCACCAGAGCCTATTCCAAAGGCGTTCTGCGCCATCAATATGCCCCTAGGCTTCAGCACGTCTTTGATCGCTTTGACCCACTCCTCTACGTTAGTGACATGCTCGAGGAAGTCAGCCGCTACCACCGCGTCATGGGCTTCTTTCCCCTGAATGTCAGGACTCCATCCCTGCGTCATTTGACAAGGGCCTACCTCGCCCAACTGCCTCCGTAGTCTGAACTGCGCAAATGCAGCGGTTCGACTACCCTCTAGATCGTTGTAGATGACCGTCTCGAATCCGTCACGCCGCAATCGCAGCGTCAAATCCCCGATGCCATCACCCAGGCACAGTACGCTCTTCGCCTCTGCGCCACGCAATCGCTCGGAAATACCCTCGCACATGCCCGCATAGTTGAACTTCGGGTCAGCGTGATAGGCCGACAATTCCCAGATGTACGATTCCGTCTTCCGGTACCACTCCAGCAAGTCATCATCGTTGCGAGGGTTGGCGCTGACAAAGTCCTGCGTCACTTCGGCGTGAATGGGAAAGAATCCCCGTCCCAGTGTCGCCACGCAGTCTTCTTCACGTTTCCCGAGAAACAGCGCTATCTCGCGGGCGCGGTCCAGGCCGTCCATCCGTTGCTGCGACCTGTAGTCCCTTGCACAATTACTCAGCGTATCCACATATCCCACTGTGTATGCTGTGTGCTCGTCGGAATAGGTGGTGTCTATAGGACGCTCCGCAATCCCTGAAAACGAGCTATGCGAGACTGGTTCCGCCTCCAGGCCTAACCCGTTTGTGGCTATTTCATACCGGCTGGTTTTCTTCGGCACGCCGAGGTGACAGATCGACCTTGGTGAGTATCGATAGACAGCAACAGACCACAACAACTTCGCAGCATCACCCGCATAAAGAGGAGAGAACCAGCGATCATTCACCTGCTTAGGTTGCCCTGCGTACATCTGTTCGACGGGGTTCGCACGGCACCAGTGCGGCATCACGCGCACGCCCATAATGAATGTCGGACGAACAATCATGCCACCAGCGTCCAACGCAATACGCTCCGCCTCGAGCTTCTGTGCACCATATTGATTGACTGGCGAAGGTTGCGACGTTGCTCCGTAGGGGGGAGAGTATCCACTGAACACGCCTTGCGTGCTGACCTGCACTAGCGTTGTGCTTGTTTCTTTGCATGTTGCTGCCACGTTCCGCACCGCACCCACATTGATAGCTCGCGCCTTGATAGGGTCGCGCTCTACTGCATCGGTGTCGCTCTGCCCGGCGAGGTTGATGACCATATCGCATGGGTGATCGGCGAATAACTTCCGCACGGCATCGGCATCGGCTAGATCGCAGCTAACGTGCATACTATCCGCCGTGCGTCTATGCCAGATCGGTTCAACAGACGGTGGCACATCAAGGCGCATGTGCTGACCTATGATTCCGCTTGCGCCTAATATGAGGATCTTCACGCTATGCCCCATTTGTCGCGGTAGATTTCCCAACCGCCGTCTAGCTTTCCAGCAGATAGGGGATCTCCCCGGTAGGAACTCTTCAACTTTCCGTGATCCACATAACACCCATCGTGAACGCCCAATCTAAGCCCGGCATTCAAGACACGGCGACAGTAGTCGTTGTCTTCCCACCCGTACTGTGTAAACCGCTCGTCGAGAAATCCTATAGCGTCCACCGTGCGCTTTGGGATGTAAACGCAGACGAAAGCCAAGACCCTCGGTTCATCCCGTAATCCGACCCCTCGCGGGAATTGGTTTTGGTTGCCGATCACATTCGAGGTTGCCGACAACAACCCATACTCCACATGTTGGTAGGAAGCCTTCGCCAGCGTTGTAAACCCTCCCTTCGTCTGCAATATCGCGTCGTCATTAAGAAGCACCACATCTCCCTCCGCTTGCCGGATACCGGCGTTCGCGTTGCGTGAGAAAATGAACGGCTTTTCTCCCATGACCCACGTCACTATCGGCATAGCCTTGCGACACTCATCGCCCACCCCGTCGTCCACTACAATGATCCGCTTGGGGTCTATACCTTCCTCGTACAAAAGAACAGAGCCAACGCAAGGCATTACGTTGGAGGGATTCTTACTCAAGATCACGACCGAAAAGTCACACACTCGCTGATTCCTCTGTCATTTCACGGCCTCTAACACGATGGTCAACTTGACCACGCTGTCTGGTAGCGCCTCACTGTGTTCCGCCAGTACCCTAAACGCTGCCTTCACGCCATTACCCTTTGCAAATCGCGTTAGGTGCGGGTTCCCGTGTTCGTAGTAAAAGAAAGAATTCCTGTTCCAGTAGGAGCAGTGTTGCGGATCTTGCCACGCCCCACGACCGTCTGTGGTCGGCACGGTGATCATAATGCGTCCACCCGGTTTCAGAACGCGCCATGCCTCGTTCATCGTGTGAATCTTGTCTGGCAAATGCTCCACAATGTCATCGGCGCGAATAGAGTCCACACTAGAATCGGGCCACGGCCAAGTGACGCGCAGGTCCGCTATCTTGTCGGCAGGCGGAACGATGTCCACGTTGACGAAGCCGCCCAAGTGCCGGTCACAGCACCCCAGATTGAGGTTTACCCCTGCCACGGCACTTCCCGCCACACTTTATCTCCAAGCGTATGTATTGAAGTGTTGCCACTGTGCAGCCGAGCGAACATTACCCCATTCGCATCTACCGACACGACGGTACCAGTCGCCTTGCGAGAAAAATCGTCATCCTCGCCGCAGGCGATGTTCTCGTTGAAGCGGTGCTCTTGCCAGTACTCGCGCCGGTATAAGAGCGAAGACCCTATACAGTACGGCCTGGACGTGTTGTTATATAGCCATGCTTTGCGGTTGAACTCGTCCATAAAGATCATCGAGTGATATCCAGTTATCTGGGCGTGCGTCTCCAGCAATCGCAGCATTTGCTCTTCCAGGCGCTCCGGTGCACTGTAGTCGTCATCGTCCCAGTGCGCGATGAATTCGCCTGTAGCCCGCGACACTGCAAGGTTGCGTTTTGCTCCTAAACGGTGGCGTCCCTGCATCAAGTGGTATTGAATGCCCGCTTTGCCGATGAGCGGCCCAGGAAAGGATCTGGCATCAAGGTCGTCCAGGATTACTAGTTCCTTATTCGGCCACGTTTGCGCCTGAAAGTACTCCACGGCCTTTGGAGCAAAATGTGGGCGTCCCCTTGTCGGCATAATGCAGGACACCAAGGGAACTCTAGAAGACATAGGATGTGATAGCCTGTGTTATATAGGACTCCGCACCGCATTTCACAGCCAGTTGACTTACCATTCCGCGATCGGACACCACCACTTCTTCGCGGTTTTCCCACATGGCTCCTATTAACAGCAGGATGGGATATTTCAACGCGGAGCATACTTCCGTGATGGGCGATGTGGTTTGTATGCCGCAGGTGTACTGAATGGTGATCGGCGAAACGGGATAGGGCGTAAAAGACGGCCACGACGCGCCATAGGCTAGGACCAGCTTGCCGGGACTCGCGTCCGTATCTGCTACGTACTCATCGGCACTCCACGTGTGTTCCGTGCCACCGCTGTCTTTATACACAGCGGAGTCTATCGTAATGAGCGGAGTGGCTCTAGGCAATGTAATCGCATTACCTATGGGCCATTGGTACAAGATGGTTTTCAGTGTTGTCTGGTGCAGCGTTCTCCCTGTGCGCCATTCCACATGCTTTCTCGCAGCCACCCGAAAGATCTCCAGCAGCGAATCAGATGTAGAATCATCTATCCGGCACTGCAGTTTCACCTCAGCAAGTGATACAGCCTCTGTAATGGGATCGGTGACTACGATAGGGTCTGACATTACGCCTCCACGAGTTTTCGCGGTCTACCTCGTTTTCGTGCCGGCTTCTCCGCCTTATCTTCACTAACCGTGATCATCTTGTTTTCAGGTGGAGCCGCGCTCTTTGCGCGTAACGCCCGCAAGCACTCCGCTAAACTCGCGTCTGTCTGCGGTGTCACCGTCGGTAGCACTGGTGTCGGGCGTTCAGCTATGCCCGCTGACTCTAACCGCTCTGCCGTACGGCTATCTGTCACAAAGAGTTGTCCCGCCTCTACCTTTTCCGATTTGCGCTCCAGACCGTACCATACATCCGTCATTACCGGGATGAGCGCACGTAACTTTACTGCGTATAGTTCTGGCATAAGTCGATAGGGAAAAGTGGACGGGCGGATGTTAGCCGCCCGTCTCGTTAGTTGAGTGATTAGAAGTCGCCGTAGCGGAACGCAGCTCCAGCATAGACAGCAATCGTCAACCGCTTTTCAGCGCGGATTGCTACCATGTTGCGGATGAAGTAGTCATAGTGCTCGCTACTTACATCAATCCGAGCATCCATCCGGTCGTATCCCTGCACGTAGCCACGGAACTGGCCTACAAGGAAACCACCTGCGGTCATGGCCGTCGTGATAGCAACAGGAAGACCCCACAGCGTCGGCACAGCGTTGCCCACGGGACCACCCAAAAGGTATTCACCCGTGTTAGCACCGCCAGCGTCAGTTTTGATGGTCTGGATGATGCGCCAGTCCACCGGGTTCATCACGATCCCGTCCGGGACATAGTTGTTTGCGTTCAACTCCGTGATGGCCCGATTCAGCTTATCTATGCGCGTGTCGCTGGCTACGTTGTACGTCCCAGCAAAATCAGTAGCCTGCGTAATCAACCCGTTGAGATGAGGCGAACTTCCCGAGCCGTACAGCAGCTCGTTGTCTTCTATGTCGTCGAGACCGTCCAGCAAGCGTACGTCTATGTAAGCCTGGAGTTGCCCCCAGTCTTCCAGCACCTGTTTGGTCGCTGGAATCCAGTGGGACAGTGTCTGCACGTTCGCATAGCTGATCGTAAACGTCAGCGCCGACTCAGCCTTAGACGCTGCCTCTGCCGACTGCGGAGATGCCGCATTAGTGAACGTGTTTTCCTGCGGGTACTCTACGGCGTTGTTTGTGGTCGTGGAGAACGGGATCAGATCCCGTACACGAACGCGTCTCTGCGGGGGCTTGACAATGCCCGGCACGCGCTGCGGAACGAGAATACCCGGAGTGCTGGACCCCACGGTGGAGCTGGTGATCGTGGTCTTCAGCTCACGTGACGGTATGTCGAACTTGACACCGCCTTGATGCCAGCCTCTCTCGCAGAAGCTCTTCCACCCTTCGAACTCGATGAACTTCTGTCCCGGACTCTTGTACTCATCTTGCTGAATCACCGCTTGAAGCGGCTTGTCAAGTCGCGCCTCAACCTCATTGATGCGCTGACCAATCTTGTCGATGAGTTCCTTGGTTTCACCGGCACTCTTGCCCGATGCCTCCAGCTGATCAGCCTGCTCCTGCAGTTGCTTTCTTACATCGGTAAGTAGTGATGCAGACTCATCGCTGACTTTCTCCACGAGTGTCTTAATCTCGTTGATGTCCATAGTTATCCTTCCTGTCTCACGACGGTGGTTACTGCTTTGTTATGGTTAGCGGTGTCAGGCGGCTGCCTGTCCGCGTATACGGTCGCTCCACGATAGGAGCGAATCGGCCAACGAGTGGAGAGCGTCAGCGTCTACCGGCTCGTCTTCCTGTGTGGCGGCTCCATCTGCTGAAGTGGCGTCGGCTTCTTCCGAAGTGGCGTCGGCTTCTTTGCGTAGGAGTGCCTGTAATCCTTCAATCTCGTTCTCGATGCGCTTGCGGGTTTCCTCACGCACGGCACCGGCTTTCAATTCCTCTTCGGCCCGTTCCTTGACTCCGTATAGGTCAAGATACACGGGCACCGCAGCCAAGAGCGCGGCCTTGAACTCGTCCACATCGGACCCTATTTGGGTTACGATCCCGTCCTTGTCCAGTTCATCGTTCCACAGCGTGGAGAACACAGCGTCCTCCAGCGCAGACATGACCTGAAACACCTTGGATGCCTTCTCGCGGCGGTCTAACTCCTCACCGAACGCGGCCTTGACTGCGGTTATCATCGCCTGCTCGTTCATCGGGAACGTGACCACACTAACCTCGTAGAGCTTAATTTCCTTGAGGTGGCGTATTCCGCCCTTGGTCGTCTTCTTCACCGCCTCGAATCCGATAGACAACCCCTTCACCAGCTTCTCTCGCATGGTGACATAGGCCTTCTTCGCCGTCTCTAGATCGAGTACAAGTTTGCCTTTGAGGACTAGTCCAGCATCGGAGTCTTCTAGCATCCCTCTGGCGATAGGCTCGCTAGAATCGTGCTGCCAGAGGATAGTTATCCCGTCGCCGTGCTCCGCTATGGTCTTGGTGAACGCGCCCTTCTCGACTACATCCTGGCCGAGATCCACGTTCCCATAAGTAGAGGCAAGGCCAACGAAGGTTCCGTCCTCGGCCACCTCCTTAATCTCGAACTTGAGTTGCTTTGTTTCCCTCATTGGTCCCCCCTGTAATCTCCATCAGCTTTGAGCCTTCGTCCTGCACTACTCCCGACGCGGCATCAGAGATGGTCTGCATATTCAGTTGTATGAAGTGCTTGTCCCCACCTTCGACCGGGTTCAGATTCATCCAGCGGCGTACTTCGTTGACCGAGTAGACACCCTTTTCCAGAAGCTTGGCGAAGCCTTCAGCTTGCGTCTTGAAGTCGCCTTGAAGCAGACCTTCGATGTTGTGCTCGGCATATAGGCGCCCCTCTATCTGCTCATCGCGACTCAGCAAGCACCGATAGAACGCATCGCTCCACCGACGGCACCACGGACTTAGCGTTCTTTGCCCGTAAGCCCTGTTTTCGCTTTCAATGTTGTTGAAGTGAGCCCGGTCCAGATCGGCCAGCATGTGCGGCGGCAGACGCAATAGGCGGCAGACCTCTATCACCTGAAACTTACGCTGATCAACTAGCTGTAACTTCTGATGATCTGGGTCTACTCGGGTAACCTCCATGCCTTCTTGCACTACTGTTGGTTCCTGAGTTAGAGCGGCACCCTGATGTGACCTAACCCATGCTTTCTTCAGCAGGTCTAACCCTTCGGCGCTCAATGCCGGAGCCCCCTGGGGCCGCTTCAGAATAACGCCCGCGCTAGCGTCATTTGCGAAGAATCGAGCCGCATATTCCTGCGGAGAGAGCGTCAACCCCAATACGTGACGACCTCGAGACAACAAGTCCTCGCCATTCTCACCATCGAAGGAAAATCCTTTCAGGTGGAATATGTCCTTATTCGCGTAGGTTTTCTCTTGGCTGTTCCCGTCTTTGTAGATGAAGAACTGCTGACCCACGGCGTTGTGGTCTATCCGCATTCCTTGCGGATTCAGCTGGTAGAGAAACAGTAGTTTTCCGCTACTTCTCGCCCTCACCTTTAGCGCATATCCACCCCGACACAAAATGGCGTTAGCAGTAAGTGCTTCTACAAACTCTCCGGCGCTTGTTTCTGGGTTAGCCAAGTAATGCAGTATTGGATAGCGGTGATCGTCCCACGCCTTCTCTACCGCGGTCCGGTCAACGGAGCGCCGATGGATTTCAAAGGGCAGTCCGCCCATATCCTCGGCAATCATTTTCGTCCCGGCGTACAGCGCAGCAGACTCAAAGGCGGCGTCGAGCGTGATCACCTTGCCGCTGTAGCTGGAGTATCCGCCGCCTAGAAGCTCCGAGATTCTGTGAAACCCCTCCCGCTTATAGACATCTGCAACGGTCACGGTGTCGAATGACGCGATAGTAGATTTGCGGAGCAGCCACCCGGACAAGCGAGAGTTGACCAGCCAGTCAGCTATTTTTCGTGTGAACGACATTACATCACCGCCGTATCTGCGTTGTTGTAAATGGACTGCCCCGCGCCCGGTCTTAAGATTGCTCCACTCAGCCCCATAAGCCCCCCGACTATGCCGTCTATCCGCTTGGACGCCCGCGCCCGATCAGGCTTAACGGGGCGCAAGGCACCGTCTCCCCGCTGTGCCACCTCTACGCAGTCCGCCATCCAGCGCAACATAGGGTGTCCGCCGTGCCTTAACCGCCGATCCTTCAACGCGCTCTCCAACTCAGAGCACGGCTCTGTGTAGTTCGCGTAGCCTTGGTGAAATTCCACACACGTAAAGCCAGCGCCCTCCAACTCCTGCGATAACTGCGTCGCGAACTTGGGATCAAATACAATCTCTTTGATCGTCACGTGTTCGCGTAGCGCAATGAGCTTCTCTCGCACCGCTGCAAACTCCACGGAGTTGCCGACCGTTGCGTTAAGGAACCCTTGCTCTACCCACTCCTTGTACTTGTGTGATTCGAGGTTCGGTCTGTCTGATAAGTTATCTAGCGGTATCCAGAAGTACGGCAGCCAGTGTATGTTGTTATAGCCATCCCTCCACACAAGCACCGCCGCAGTTATGTCCAGCTTCGTGGACAGGTCCAGTCCCACATAGCACGGCATACCCTTGAGTTCTCGGATAGTCTCTGCTTCCCACCGCTTGTACTCCCCCACCGGATCAGCGCTGTCCAACTTGCCACAAGCGTCCCAGTCATCCATCTCGATCCAGCGAGTAAGTTGCTGAACCCACCTGTTTAGTCTGAGGCGTAAGAATGATTGCTTGTCAGATGAACTTCTCTTGGCGCGGGAATACTCATCTGCCCGCACACTTTCTACCGCCAGAAACGCCTTACCCGCCTTTACATCTTCCAGCGACCCCAGTGCTGGATTACAGTACCGCCACGTCTCTTCGGAGTCCCACGGCATATCGTCCGGGGCTTCGTAGATAACGCAGTAGAAATCGGGCGGACACGGTATGATTCCGCGCAGCACTTTGTCTGCTAACTCATGAAGCTCCTCAGCGACCGGGGACTCGCCGGGAATGCCAGCCGTAGTCATCCCCCACACTAGCGGCTGCGTTCTGGCGGCTCCCGCTCCGAACGTCAGAACCTCCCATAGCCGTCTGTCTTTCTGTGCGTGGAGTTCGTCGAAGACTACGCCGTGCGAGTTATAACCGTGCTTGCCGGCGACTTCAGATGATATCGCCTGATAGTAGTTGTGCCAGTCGGGGACAACGATACGCTTGCCCCCTGCGAGTACCTTTGATGCTCCGGTGAGAACGTCGTCCAACCCGACCATCTGAGAGGCGACGTTGAAGACAATAGACGCCTGCCCACGATCCGCCGCCGCTCCATAAACCTCCGCCCCTGGTTCGTCATCAGCAAACAGAAGTTTGAGTGCTATCCCGGCCCCTAGCTCAGACTTCCCATTTTTCTTCGGGATGGCGATATAGACGACACGGACTACACGATATCCTTCCTCGTTGACCCTCCCAAAGACCTCCCTAACGTCTATTGCTTGCCACGGAGCAAGGTCAAATGGCTGACCCACAAAGCGACGGCCCTTCGTATGCTTGAGGTGGGTGGAGAAAAAAGAGACGGCCCTATCCGCTTGCGCCATGTCGAAGCGATACCCCTTCGGTATCGTCGCCTCGCCCGTCTCCCAGCGGGGTGTACGTATTCTTCGCAATTCCACATCAACCCGCTCTCTTGTCCCAGTCGCCGTTTAACAACCCACTCCCCTTCTTCTCTGATCCGCCCTCCGCATGCAGCCGCGACCGCGATGCCGGGGTTAACCCAAACTCCCGCGAGAGTTTCAGTACCAACTCTGCGTTCTTATTCACAATGCTTATTAGGGGACTCTGCTGGATGTAATCGCTGTTCGGGGACTTAAGAAGAAGCCCGCTCTTCGACAGCCGTTCTTGCGCCTCAACCATTGTCGAGTACGCCTGACATAACGTTGCCAACATGAGATAGTCGGCTTCAGATAGCACCCGCATCCGTTGAAGGATGGGGACTAGCAGGTGCCATTCACGGACGGCTACTTCATCTAGGTGCGCAGGTGGCGCTGCATTGAACGGACCCGGTTTAGGCTCGTCGTCATTGAGTGCCCTATGGCCGGTGTTGCCCTCTAACTTCTTTTGTGGTGTCGGTACTGGGATCGGCCCGCGTCTGCCCATGTGTGTCCCCCTGTCTCACGACAGTGGTTGTGCTGCTAAACCGAGAACTTGTGCCCGCACTCCGGACACTCTATCTCGCGTTCCTTGTGCTCGGGATGCTCGCCCTCGTTATCTAACTGCCCCGCCATCTCAACAAGTTGTGCATAGGCGTCAGACATTCCGCTCTTCAGCGCCGCAAACGCTTCGTCATCCTTCGCTGCCATCGCCGACAGCGGGTCATACGTCGCCAGTATCGCCGCTTCTTCCTCGTCCGTCAGGTCCACATAGGTGACGGGAAGCTCGGCTTGGCCGGCAGATAGCGCCATAGACACCCGTAAATGCCCATCCACCACAAACCCTGTGCGCCTGTTGACCAGAATATTCTGCACCACGCCGATGTTTTCCAGCACACCGGACAGTGCATCTTGCTGATTCTTTGGATGTATGCGGTAATTGTTCGGGTTAGCAAGGAGCTGATCCGGCTTCTCGGTGCCATACCCGATGATTCGATTGCGCCACTGTGACATGGTAGGTCTTCTGTCTCACGACAGTAGTGGTACGGCGGTAAGCTCTACTCATCGCCGTCGTGGTCAAACGGTAGGTGCATTTCCATGCGCCGCAGCTTAGACTCAAGAGCCTCGATGCGCAGGAGAAGACCGTAACATAGAACACAAATGAGTATCAGTAGAACGAAGAACGACACATACCCCCCTAGTCAAAACTTGCGGAAACGTGCGCGAAGG